TCCTCCTCCTATCGACAAGGATCTATTTTTTGGATCTATTGCAATCGTTGGATTAGATAAGAACAAAGAGTTTTGTGATCTAACTGATGAGACGTGGAAAAAGGTATATGAGCATTTGTTTGGAGGGTTTGATGATATTGAAAATCCTGATTCTGAAGAGGAATATAGTGAAGATGAGCTTGAATCAGTTCCTGCTGAAAAGAAAACCAAGCATGGTTATTTAAAAGACGGATTTGTTGTTGATCTTGACGGCGATGAAAGTCTTGAAGAGCTGACTGATGATAGCGATGTCAGTAGTAGTAGTAGTGATGATGATGAGCCTGATATTGAAGCAGAGCTCGAATTGAGTGGCTCTGAACTTGAACTAGAAGAAGAGGATGAATATTATTATTCAGATGAAGACTAAGTGTAAGATAAAGGGAAAATTGAAATGATATAAAGTGTGCCAATACATTATATCATCACCTATGTATAAGATTACGGATCCTAAAACGTTCAGAGATGGAGTTATAACTGAAATGGCTAAGATACTTCCTCAAAAACATTATGCCTCCAATGTTGAAAAGGGAATATTTAATTGGTGCATAAGAGAAGCTGATAACAAAAATATAGTTAAAAAATGGGAAAATATTTACTTTGTTCAGATCTATATTGATAGATTTCGAATGGTTTGGGTCAATCTCAAAGACAAAAATATTGTTGAAAAGATTGTGAATAAAGAAATTAAACCACACCAAATAGGACAAATGACACATCAAGAACTCGCACCCGCCAAATGGGGCAGGCTAATCCAAGATAAGAAAGAAAAAGATGAAAATCGGTATACTCCAAAACTAGATGGAAATACAGATATGTTTACATGCAGAAAATGTAAGTCTAATAAATGTAGTTATTATCAGCTACAGACTAGATCTGCGGATGAGCCAATGACGACATTTGTCACATGTGTTAACTGCGGTAATAGGTGGAAGTGTTAATTAAATATTAAATAATTTATAATTTTTTGTATGTCTTATAAAGTATTTGAATTGTGAGAATAAAGTATGAAATAAAAAATTATATATAATTATTTCATGCATTTTTATTAAATTATAAGTTCAAGATCAGATGCTTTCCAATATTCACTACCACCACCGGGAATAGGTCGTCTAAGTATGAAAGGAATCCTTTTTTGTTCAAGCTCCATCTGAGCAATTGTATATCCAGTTACTATATTAGGAGGCACCTTAACAAATGGCTGGGCACCCTCATTCAACTGTTTCGCTCGATTTCCAAGAATCCTAGCTTTTTCAAACTTGGTCATGAACGGAAGTGTTCTATGTAGGTCATCAATAATTTCACCATTTGGTCCGCGAACAACAGTTGACATAGTTCGAACCTCGTCGTAATTATGCATTCGAGATTCAGGGTGATATTCATCAACATAATTTGATATAATTTCCCTATCAAACTTCTTAAGATAATCTTCGTCTTCCTCTTCCTCTTCCTCATCACTGCTATCCTCATCATCATCATCATCAGCAATATCCATTTGACTTTGCTGTTGCATATCATCTAGTGCAATACTTTCTTTCTCAGGACCTTCATCTTCAGACATATCATAGTCTTCCTGATCTTCTTCATCATCGTCGTCATCATTGCCTTGAAAATCTATTTCATCATCAAGGATAGATTCATCAATTTCAATACCGATATTTATTTTAGGTTTTACAATTCCATCTTCATTGTCAGAATCATCTCCAAATGTAGGATATTCTCCATCATTGATTGTAGACTCTTCGTCGCTGAAATAGTCATTTTCAGAACCATCACTGTTATAACTCGCAGTTTCTTCGTGCTCAGAATCACTCATGATAATATATATAAAAAGCTATATTTAAATTATGTTATTCAATTTTTTTGTTATTGTTGTTCACTCGTTTTCCATGTAGTATCACAATTTGCACACATGTATATGTATTTTATATTTGTGTCATCATATCTCACATACATTACCTCGTTTTCAGCTTCACCTTTTGCTGCTGGACATTCTTGATTAGGACATTTGATTGTCTTGATTCTTGGTAATGTAGGATCACTTTTTGTATATTCATTTATAACGTGTACATATTTTTCTTCGCTTCTTTTCACCTGTGTCTTAAGTACACAAACATCCGTTTCATTAACATCATCGGATTCGTGACCACAATGACGACAGTAATATATGAGTTTATTAGCATCGTCTGCAGTAACCTTTAAATAATACATATTGTCGCATTTTACGCAGAAGTGCATCTTGTGTATATAATATATCTATATTGTTTTTAACTTGCTTCAATTTTAAGAAATATTACATTATTTGGCTAAGATATCAGCAACTTCTGATAGTTTATCGGTAAGTGATTCATAATCAATCTCTATTGCCATACTATAAATTGAAGTATATACTACATTATTAGAGGATGATTCTGTTTTACCTGCAGATTTATCAAGAAATCCATTTTTCCATATATTTGCGGCTTGATCTAAAATCTCTTTCTTTTTCTCAAGATTTTCAAGGAAATCAGACTTAGCAATTTCAAATAGATCGGCGAACTCTGTTTTGTAATATGGTTGGTTAAACACGTTTATAGTAGCAAGTTGAATATTTTTGTATCGTATAATTTCTTCATACTTGTAGAAGTCTCGATGCTTATTATCAAGACCTGGTTCATGTACAAGAGGCTCCTTTGTCATAATACTTCTGATAACGAGTAAAATGCTGGTGATCGTATTACATCCCGTCCAAGCATCGCCGCTCCATGTATTCAAAAGAGAAAGACAGACCTTTCCGTTTTTATATAGATTAGGATGCATTCTAGTTTTTCCATCATTTGTGCAATAAGTTAATTTAGGTGGGGAATGTGGATAGTTTTCTGGAAAAGCAAATCTAAAAAAATAATAGCCTCCTTCATATGGAGTGTCCGGTGGACCAATAATTAATGCTTTTCCTGCTAGAATATTGGTATCATCATGCATATAGAAAATACCAGTAGGTGGATCTTTTGTAATAGCACGAATGTCTTTAATAAGTCGTTTGGCCGTTTCTTGTGAAATAATGCTCATTTATTCTCTCTATGAATATGTTTAGTTCGTTTTATACCCAGTTATAATGAATGTTTATCTGACGGCATATATCATATGCCGGAAAATTGAGATAAAATTATATGGGTCTATTATATCAACCAACTATGTCAAACCAAAAGTCATCAATGTTTGATTCTTTTATAAGATCTAGACCCGCCGGAAACGGTCGTCCTAGTACACACACTCGCATTGGAGATCGTGACCTTAAAATATATGGCGGTAATTACCATATTCCTGATTCTGATAATGAACAATTTCTTCAATTATATTTTGATCATGTTTTCAAAGATGCAAATTATGAATATATGACGGAAAAACAGCTCGTTGAAAATGGCCCCATGCTTGTAGATATTGATCTGCAATATGGAACCGATGTTACTGAAAGAAAACACAATTCTGATTATATTCTTGATCTTGTTGCCTTATATCTTGATAAATTGGGCGCTTATCTTGATGTTGAAAATAACACAGTCATGAACATCTTTGTCTTAGAAAAGAAAAATGTTAATAAACTTCCCGATAAAACAAAAGATGGCATTCATATTATATTTGGTCTTCAAGTCCATAAAGCAGTCCAAGTTATGATTCGTAATGATATGGTTTCTGAAATCGCCTCGATTTGGGACGATTTGCCTATTACTAATACTTGGGATCAAGTAGTAGATGAAGGTGTATCTAAAGGTCATGTAAACTGGCAACTATATGGGTCCAGAAAACCTGGACACGAAGCATATTTAATTAGTACACATTACACAAGTATCTACAACGGCGGTGAATGGGGTCACCCAAATCAAGAAGATTGCATCTTTGATACCAGCCGATTTATTGGACAATTGAGTGCTAGATATGCAGGTCATCCTGAAAGTAAAATTAAAGAAGCACATAAAGCTTGCTTTGATCAAGAAGTTGCTTCACTCGATAAGAGAGGCAGAAGAAAAACTTCGACAGGTGGATCTAAAGATTTAAATAGTGCAGCTGTTATTCTTGCAACAGGAAGATTCGATAGAATTAAAAATGAAGAAATGCTTGATGATATAATAACCTGTTTGACTGAACAGACAAGTGCTGTTGACTATAGAGTTCGTGAAACACATGAGTTTACAATGGGCCTTCCTTCTGACTATTACGGACCTGGTAGTTACAATAAGTGGATTCGAGTTGGATGGGCTCTTGCTAATACTAGTCCAAAAATGTTTGTAACTTGGCTGAAATTATCTTGTCAAGAAGGTTGCAGAAGTACACTAAGAGGACACAACGGTAAGTTTGATTGGAAGAATAGTGTACAAGAAATGTTCGATCTATGGAAACAGTTTGATTGTCATAACCCTGACGGATTATCTCATAGATCAATCATGTATTGGTGTAAGCGTGATAATTTTGAAAAGTATGAAGATATCAGAAAATCTACAATTGATTACTTCATTGATCAAACAGTAATAGATAAAACAGAGTTTGATCTTGCTTCAGTATTATTTAATATCTTCAAAGATAGATTTGTTTGTGTTAGCATTAAAAATAACTGTTGGTATGAGTATAAAAATCACCGATGGTTTGAAATTGATTCAGGAACTACACTTCGATTGTGTATTTCAAAAGAAATGCATCACGAGTATTTGACAAGGATTCACAATCTTACAACTCTTATGCAAACAATGGAACAATCCGATGGTCAGTATGAAGCAATGAGAAAAAAGACATCTACTCTTGCATCGATTGCAGTGGACTTGAAGAAAACAGTTTGGAAAAATAATATCATGCGTGAGGCTAGAGAGTTGTTTTATGACAAGGACTTCTTTACAAAGCTAGATGAAAACCCATATCTTCTCTGTTTCAGCAACGGTGTTATTGATTTCAAGCAAAAATTATTCAGACCTGGTCAACCAGATGACTATTTGTCTAAGTGCACAAACATAGAGTATCTCAAGCCTACATCATATCACGATGAAAGCAAAAAACAAATTAATAAGTTTCTGGATGAACTATTCCCTAGCAAAGAGCTTCGTAGATATATGTTTGATCATCTTGCATCCGTACTTATTGGTACATTAGACAATCAAACATTTAATATTTATACAGGATCTGGTCGCAATGGTAAGTCATGTTTAGTTGATTTGATGAGCAAAGTGTTGGGTGATTATAAGGGGACTGTTCCAAGTACTCTTATTACACAGAAAAGAGCAAGTATTGGTAGTACATCATCTGAAGTAGTGCAATTAATGGGTACTCGTTATGCTGTAATGCAGGAACCATCTAAGGGAGATAAGATTAATGAAGGTATTATGAAGGAGATTACAGGTGGTGATCCTATTCAAGGTCGTGCGCTATTCAAAGATACAGTTACTTTCATCCCACAATTCAAATTGGTAGTCACTACAAATGTTCTATTTGATATCAAGAGTAATGATGATGGTACGTGGCGTCGTATTCGCGTTTGCGATTTTGAGTCTAAGTTTCTTGAGAAGCCTTATGAAGATGATTTCCACTTCCCAAAAGATCAATTCCCTTACCAGTTCCCTCTTGATAAGAAATTAGATGAAAACTTTGATGAATGGGCACCAGTGTTTGCAGCAATGCTTGTAGAAAGAGCATTTGAAACACAGGGTAATGTACAAGATTGTCCTGCTGTTCTTGAAAGTAGTAGTGAGTATCGTGAAGGACAGGATTATCTTGCAGAGTTTGTTAAAGAAAAGGTTGCAAAGTCTGATGGTGACAAGATTAAAAAGCAAGAGGTTATGCATACATTCCGCGAATGGTATCAAACCAATTATGGTAGAAATGTTCCCAAATCCAGAGAACTATATGAATATATGGATCGCAGATATGGTCGTTATAAGAATGGTTGGCATAATGTGAAACTTCTATACGATGATGAAGAGGAAGAATACAATTAACTTTAAAAATATAGATAAATAAAATATTTCTATATTTTTTACATATTATCAGATGCGAATACATCTCGAGGAGCTTTATTTTGTAAAAACCAATTTGCTTGATCAGAGAGATACCAAATAAATAATGAAATGTATTTCAGAATAAATGGATATGCTATCAATGCCAATACAGTTACCCAACCCATAATTGTTTTATAACCTCCTTGTTGAAAAAACGGACCTCTATATAGAAAAACAGCCGCTACTATAATGTAGAGCCACATAAGAGATTTCCCAACTGTACCAAGCCACCCTTTAGCCCAATCTTCATATACAACGCGTCTATCATTTGTTTCTACTGCAGAAATGTCCTGATCTATAGCTAATTCTAATGCCTTATTTTCATCTAATCTAACTCTCAATAGTTCTTTCATTCGTTTAATAGTAATTGTCTCAGCAGTATAATCTGCAATAAGGGCTTTTAATTCATCATTTAATTCTTGATGTGACTTTTGTGCTACACCTTTTGCAACATTTGCTTTTTGTGTATAGCGCTTAACGAGCATTTTTTCATAACCAATTTCTCCTTCAGTGAAAACATAATAGTTTTTCTCAGCATCAGCGGTTATAGTTGGCGCATTAATCTGTGTTTTTTGAGCAGATCTCCATTTATTCCTCAATTCGTCAGCTTTTTTTCGTCTTTGACACTCAGAGTCACATGTTAACATTGAAGATACATTTCGAAACATACCCTGCATTGCAGCAGAATCTTTTCCAGTCATAGACCTCATCATTGCCATCATTTCATCTTTTGATTTCATTTTCTCATCCAATTCTTCTTGAACTAGTTTATCGATTTCTTCTTGAGAACAGGCCATATTTACTTATATTACAAATAGAAATTATATTCTGTTGTTAAAACTCTAAACGCGAACATAATCGCTTTTCGTGTCACTAAATGGTTTCACAACGCTTTTTCCAGGTTTAAATGGGCACATACCCGGCTTTACTTCAATATATGAGACAGTTGATCTACCATTAGCAAATCCCTCTACACATTTTCCCGAATCATCGTCATACTTAGTTCCATCAGAGCAACACATAGATCCCACACACCCAAGGCCTAAATTGGCCGCAAAAGAATTAGCATCTTCTTCAAGTGTATCAGTTGCTCCTTCTAGTTGCTGTTTATCATATTCATAAACAGTTGGATTATTTGCATCGGCATCCCAAATCCAATTGAACTCATCATAGTTCATATTACTTCTTGAACTTAGATTTATTGCTCTTCGAAAAATCATGAAGCCACCTATGACAAGAACTATGCCAATAAGTCCCTTTGAAACATTACCAGGCAATAAACCCTTCTTAGCTACAATGCCAAGAATGAGAAGGGGGATACACACAATAATTATAAGTTTCATGAAATCCGCCTGAGCTCTATACTTGGAAGCATAGTAGGTATTAATTTCAACCATTCTCATTTTGTTATTTTTATTGGCTTGAATAAGATTAAGATTTTTCTTAGCTCCATTCATTTCCTCTTCCATAACACCTGTTACTGTTAATTGGTCTACAAGATCAACTCTAGATTGATATACTCTACCTTGCATGATCTTGTACATTGAGTCTAACTCTTGAAACATAGTCATTCTCATTGTAGATAGTTCATTAATTTTTTTAACGATTGCATCCTGCTTAGCAGTGTTAGCATCAGAAGCAGACGCAGCTTCAAGCTTACCGTACAATTTTGACTCCATCGCCTGAAGCCTGTTTATGTTCTTTAGAATGGCGGCTTGCCTATCATCAGATTGTTGACGTGTATTTTCAGATAAAACAGCACTTGAGCTCATTTGTATATATATTAGAAAACAAGATAATATATCTACATGGCTGTTCTTATCTACTTGCCTTAATTCCTGCTCCTACTGCCAATGCCGCTACAGCAGTCCAAGCCATAAAATGTAAATTGGAACTAATCATATCTAAATTGCTTGACTCTTCCATAGCTTGAGAGTTTTCAAGATGACTTTTCTCACTTTTAGTTTTTTTCAATGTTTCATCGTACAATACAGAATCCTTCTCCATGTGTTTCAATGCTTTTAGCATCTTAGTATCTAAGATAGAACTTTGACTATTAAGACTTTTAATATCACCACCAATGCTCGACATGTGTTTTTTTAATTCCTCCTCTTTTTCTGCAACTACCTTAAGTTGCGCTGATGTGGCTTCGCCTAATTGACATAGCGTATCTTGTGTCATATTGGACCCCTGAGGCATATTTGCATATGTCTGTCCATATGTTGCAATTACATTTTTACTGCAACTTTCATTATTTGATACCTTCATCTTTCTAACATATAATTCGGCGTTATTATCTGGAATACGTTTAAGATTCATTGGATAATTGTCCTCGCCTTTTAGATTACACTTATCCCCTAGAACAAACCCATGACAATTGCCATATTCATTACAAGCAGACTTACAATCGTCAAGACCAGTATTTTCCAAAACTTTAATATTAGTTGACTGTGTATTATAATTCCCCATATTGAAGTAATCTGTTCCCAGAGTTACAAGAGACTTTGGATATTTATGTGCTTCCATGTTATTATCAGAATATCCGATACTACCTTGAAGATTATGATTTTGCACACCTTGTTGCATCTTATATGTTGCACCTTGACTGTTACTGATATACCCATATTCACCATAACTTTTTGGATCCGGCTCTTTACCTGGCTCGTTACATGCTAATACTTGATAACCAATGAGAAGATTGACCTTACCTCCCCATGAACCACACTGCAGGTAGCAATTTCCTGATGGCGAACCAACTATCTCATTAATTCTTAAAAACTCTCCAGTGTTCATGAAGTTTCTCTTATATTTCGTTTTAGCTGCAGAATATTTTGGCAATGATAGTCCTGTTTTATTAGTGTTACTTTGCCATACAGTATTTCCGCCCTCATCTTTCATAGTAGCATTTCCATCATCTTCAATAAATAACGTTCCTCCAGTACAGCGGATTTGTTCATCTTCGCAATCAAATACTGCTACTTTTCCTGATGCACTTGGATCTATATTTATAGTTTTAATATTAGTTTTGTTATTACCACAATAATATGATGATACAAAGTTTTTGCTACATCCGCGTGCAGGGTCATTTCCTGTAATCAACACACCATCATAATGCTCTCCGGAAAGTCCTTTAATACCTGAATTATTCATAAAATTATTATTTTCAACACTCCAATATTTTGGCTCAGGTTTTGATTGGTTTCCACCCATAATTAGTATACAATGATATTTTTTAATAATATATTTGCAAAAAATATCTAATACATAGTCCATGGTTTAACTTGTCCGTCGCAGTTAGAACCCCATGTAGCTCCAGTAACAGTAATAGATCCGCCTTTTCGCGAATCACACCCTTCTAAACCACTAATTCCATCCCACATTTGTGGGTTTTTAACATTCTCTCCATATGTGTTTGCACCATCAGGTAGATTACCTAAAGCGAATTGTCCATTATTCATTATTCCAAATGCACCATTAGGTCCAACTGAATCTGTCTCAAATATTACTTGACTAACAAGAGGTTTTGTAGCCAGAGAACCTGTATTTTTAATATCTTCTACTGTTATTCCATTTTTTGATGTATAGCATTTACCCTGGTTTATGTAAAAAGCACTGCTACCTTGATCAGCTGATCTAATACGACATTGCTCAGGATCTTCTGATATAGGCAGATCGGCATTATAATCGAACTTACTAGATATGTTCTTATAACAGCCTAGCCATTCTGCTTTATTAAACTTAGGATCGGTTTGTCCCATAACTTGCAAGTTTATAGCTGATGGAGCACAGCTTTGATTTTCTCTCATAGGTTTTCCTACAAATAGGTTTGGATCAGTGTTAGTTACACTGCCTTGACCCGGGACAATTGCATCAGGAGTTAAATTACTTTCGTTCAATTGTGCAGGACACCCATTATTAGACATTAATGAGTTCATTACTTTAGAGTTGGGTATATACTTAAATGTATTAGTATCAGTTACGAACCCTAGTTGTCCCTTTGAAGTTTTAATAAATTGATTTTTTAACTTAGTAGCTGGACCTTCATTCGTAGAATTATTTACAAATGTTTGTACCTCTTCCATAAGTTGCTTTTGAGCACCAGCATAATTACTCATTGCACGATCAAATTGTATTCTTCTAGCTTCAACTTTTTTTGCGTCGTTTGCATTTTTAATGTTTACCTGGCTTTCTCCAAATGCACCAGTGAAACCTTCAATTACATCACGTGTGCTGTGTTCTTTATTAAATGCATTGGGTGATCCTTCACCAAGCAAAGTATTTGAAAATCTTGCTTTCTTAGCTTGATATCCGCGAAGATATTGTTTACCTTGAGATGTAGAATAATTTTGAGTTGTGTTATCGTTAAATGTCTTCATCTTTTTATCTACTATAGAATGGGATAAAAAAGTGTTAATATAGCTTCTTAATAACGTAGTAAATGATTAATCCAATAATAATTGCAAGTATCGCGTTATCAAGCATAGTTATATCATCGGTAGTTATAGTTTTAATTGTTAATCCTGCAACTATAATACCAATAATTGTCAAAAAAGTATATTGCAATGAATTGGATTTTTGTAATAGATTTGTTGATTCAACGTCTGCTTCAATATCTAATAATTCTTTCTTGCGTTTTTTTGCGATTGCTCTTTGACTCTCTGCCTGACGTATAATTTGATCCAGTTTTTGTTTTTGAAGAGTAATTATTTCATGATTAATCTCTCCTTCACTCAGGGCTTTATCTAATAATTTATTTCCTTTTGTTGATCCAGTTAGTAATCCTTGGTTTATTCGTTCAAGTTCAGCAAGATTATTTAATGCTGCAATCCAATCTTTATCAATAATATTTTGAAGAAAACTTTTGTGTACGCTATCATAAGCTTTTAACAATAGATTTATTTCAAACTCTATGGTTTTCAGCTCCATTATAGTAGGATAGTGAGCATCTTTGTTAGACATCTATATTATACTTAAATATTATATCAATACCTGTACTTGTTCCATAGCCAATTTGCAATAACAAATAATAAAATCATCCCAAATATTAATCCTATGACATCTGATACCTTAGAACTAGGAGCAACAAATGCATGCGCAGTCAAAGAGAGAACAGTTATAACTAGAAAGAACCATGCCAACATATGTAAATAACGCATGTTTTGAAGCAAATATGTATCTTCCTGTTCTGCATTTGTAGTAATAATTGTAGTTTGATATGTGCCTAGCGACGAACGATCGTTTTTTAAAGATTGAGATGTTTGATAAATCTGCTTTTGTGACTCGTCTAGAGCAACTTTTAATTCTACGTCTTGAATAACTAATTTACTTAATTCCTCTGCTAGTTTTTCAGAAAGAGCTAATAATTCATCGTTAAGTCGCATTATTTTATTCCATAAAGCAGGATCAATGTCTAACTGTAAACATTTATCAGTTGATGTCATATTTCCACTAGATGGAATTGCATTGTATTCTGAATCAGATATAGTAATTGCAGGAACATTGCATGATGCACTCTTTGATGCCCATAAATCAGATGAATATATGTGTTTGTTTCCTTTTATATCTACCCATGCATATTCCTTCGTTTTATCATTTTGTATATTATTTCCTGCAATACCACATGGTTGTCCCACTCCCATGTCCTCTGCTGATTTCAGTTGATTCGCAATACTCTCATCTATAGTAAGAGGATCCTGTGGACATGATTCAGCATTATTAGACCATGCATCAGTTGAATACTTATGGGTGAATCCATAATCATTGACATATGAATAATTTCCATCACCGTTAGTAATTGCTTGTCCAAAATATTGTTGGATTTCTTTATCATTATTATTTGTTTTAACCACGGCTTCACTAAAAAGCCTGAATGCGCTATTGTATTCAGCCAACTTTTTACTGAATTGATCTTCAAGTTCTGATATTTCATCTTGTTTTCTTGTTTGAACCCCAACATTTGGACTCGAATGATCCATGGCTTCCATTATAGTGCTTACGCCAGGAATGCCGCTGTCCTGCATTCTCTTAAGATGTGGACCTATCTGCTTTGTGTATGTTCTATTAATATCTTTGAACTCTCTTCCTTGTCCAAGAGATGGATCAGTGTCATTATTTGAAGTTAATCCAATATCATTAATAAGACTAGAAATATTCATTAGTATACACTAATAACAGAAAAGAACTTTCGTGTGATTCATCAAGTCTAAATATATTCATTTTGTTTTAAATAAACCAAATGAATTAAGCTTTAAATACCCCATATGCTAAACCTAGTGAGCCTATAAACATTAACCAATTTTCTAATAGCTTGAAATTGTAAGAAGTTTTCGAGTCATCATACATACCCAATGCGCCTTCTCTCTTATTCTCAAGTCCCTGTAATCGAATCATCATTTTGGCATTGTCTTTTTCTATTTTTGCAATCTGATCAACTATTCTGATGATATTTTTTGAAGTTGACTCTATGTCTTGCTCAATACTATCCCTAAAAAGAAAAAGATCACCTCTTACCTTATCCATTGCGCCCTTGTCTTCACTATATCTTTCTGTCATTGTTGTAACTTCAGGATAAGCTTTGGCATATGGAAATGCATTTGTTAATTCATTCAATGTAACAGAAAAATCTCCGTTTAATGTTTTTAATTGTGTTTTATAATAATCTGGGGTGTGACTTGTCATTTACTTATATACTAAGGAGAACATATTCTATAGAATGGGGCTGAAATTGCAGTTTTACTCGGTCGCATAATTTCTATAATTTCTCCTGGACGGACTCCAATCGCAAGGGATACAGGGCTGAATCTTGACAAATCAGGCAACTGTGAATCCAGCGAAATATTATATTTCTTTTTAATTTCAAGTCCATCTGTCTCACTCATTACCCTATGTGGAGGTACTAGCTCATGGTCTAGTATATTAAATTGTAATGATTTCAATCCCACTACAGTAATCAAGTACTTATGCTGGGACCAAATCTGACGCAGTGCTTTATGCATAGAATCGTTTGCCCCATCGCGCCCAATGACAATTAAATCATCTTCTCTAGTCAGTACAGAATCTATAGTAAACAAATCATCGATATAGTCCATTATGTTATTACCTCTCAGAGTCTTGCCTAAATGATATTTTATGTATGCTTTACGGCCAGTATCTGGGTTTTCCGCCAACATATCAAGCTGGTTATTTTGAAGCATAATGTGTACTTGGGATACTGACTGTCCTTCATAATTATCTACATTAAACCCTCGTGTCTTAAGTTGACTGAGAATATTCTCTCTACTTTTTGCAATCTGAACAACGAATCCGCTTTGTGCCATGGTGTATATTATACATATCTATTTTTTAAGCGTATTCATTTTTTCTATATAATCAATAATTTAACTGTTTTAGATAATTATTGATTTATTAGGGGCTTATTGTTACCTTTTTTTTATCTCCGCTATCTGTTTCTTCTTTATTATCATCTCCATTACTTGATCCCGAATCATCATTAAACTTTAATATTCCATCACTAACACTCGAGTTTGCTGGCTCTGTATCTATGACTATCGTATTTTTTGCCTCTGTAATAGATCCCTGAATCTCATCAGCTGCAACTTCTTGAATTGGTTTTTCTTTGGTTTCATCATCTGATTTACCCGGCATATAAATATTAACATTTACGGGCTGAGCCCCGCCCTTTAACTCGCTACTTGATGAAGGACCATACTCTGGGGTTTGAGGTGCATACGCAGGGGTGTTAGGTTTAGATCCAATTGTTTGAGGTGCATATGCAGGAGAATTAGGATTATACTCTGGTGATTGAGGTGCATATGCAGGAGAATTAGGATTATACTCTGGAGAGTTAGGATTATAGTCTGGTGAAATAGGATTATACTCTGGAGAGTTAGGATTATAGTCTGGTGAAATAGGATTATATTCTGGGGTTGCCTGTGCAGCTTCTGGATATACACCTGGATTGAACTTCTCAATAACTCTCTTCCAGTTTCCTGGTTGCTGATCTGCTAGTAATGCACCAATAATAATATTATCTTGAATTATGCTGCCGTCTTTCTTTACTAAATCGCCATTGTTCCAATCAATTGGATGCTCTCGAGGAACTTGATAATCATTATCATCAACCCACCATTTCTGACTAGATTTACCGGTGTCTTCAATAATAAGTGATCTATAAATATCTCCTGACTCATAAGATGAAGTATCAAACATCCATCCCCATGCCAATGGATCTTTCTTACTAACATCCATATCAAGATGGATTTTGGGTGTCTTTGGTTCATCTTCAAACATAGGTCCACCTCTAAGCTGGCCATATTCATCTGCAATTCCTGGAGGAGGATAGTTAGGGCTTTCTGGAGATTCAAGTGGGCTATCAGGAACATATGGATTTGGCTTTGGTGTACTATTCATAATTTCTGGACGAGGTCTAAACTTAGATTTTGCGTTTTTAGCAACATCTGTTGCGGTAACACCTTCCTTTCCAATTAGTCGGACAATATTATCAGAAAAAGCCATACTGCTTAACTGATCAATATTATCTTCAGTTATAATTCTCAACTGAATATTCATGCCCTGAAGTTCTTGCATTAGAAGTTTAAAAGCATAAGGAATCCGAATAATACTAAAAGATCTTCCATGTTTGGAAATATTCTCAATATTTAATCCATCATTTAATGTGCCAACAAACTTGATTGGGCCATCTGCAATTGGACTAAGGAAGAGATTATAACTTTCATTGTAGATAGCAGTCATTCCGGTTTTATTACAAACAGCCATATAGTATTGATCTCCTCTTACTAACATAGATTCTTGCAAAAATGCAGTGGCGCCATGAGCAGCGATTCCATCGCGTTCCATCTCTCCAACACGTAGACCGCCATCATTTGCACGACCTTGCACTGTCTGACGAGTTAATAATGTTCTAGGACCCTTAGATCTATAATTAATTTTATCCTTTACCATATGTTTTAAACGCATGTAGTAGGTAGGACCAATAAAAATCTCGGAATACATTTGCTCACCAGTCTCACCATTCAATAGCATCTGATTTCCACTAGAATTGAATCCTACATTAGTAAGCATTTTACCAAAGCTAGTAGCTTTCTGACCTTTATTCATAAAAGCAGTACAATCTCCAAATCCACCATACATCGCACAAGCCTTTCCCATTAATGTTTCAACCAATTGACCAATTGTCATTCGAGATGGAAGTGCATGAGGATTAATAATAATATCAGGTCGAATGCCTTCTTTTGTGAAAGGCATATTTTCTTCAGGAATAACTAACCCAATAGTACCCTTTTGGCCACAACGAGAACAAAACTTATCACCGATTGCCGGAACACGCTCGTCCCTGACTCTTACTTTTGCAATGCGAAACCCTTCTTCGCCTTCTGTAATAAATGCCTTGTCTACAAACCCAAGTTGTCCTTTCTTTGGAACAACCGAATCGTCGCTAGAAACACCTGGGTCTTGTAAATTATTGGTAATTTTTCCGATAATTACTTTTTTCTCGTCAAGTGGAGTGTTTTCTTTAATAAGACCGTGCTCGTCAAGATGTGAGTAATCAAATCCATTTCTTAGACCAGTTACATTTGCGGTTTCAATATTCGCAAACTGTGAATCTACTTGAGACATTCCGACCTTAGAGCTTTCTTCCTTTGACTCATAAGAGTTATAATATGTGGTTCTAAATAAACCACGCTTGATCGCTCCTTCATTAAATAGAATAGAATCTTCTACATTGTAACCTCCATAACACATAATTGCTGCCACAACATTTTCTCCATATGGATGTTGTTCTTTGCAAATCTTGTCCAAATATCTACTTTTAACAAGAGGAGTTTGTCCATAATTGAGTACGACTCCCATCTTATCAATACGAGTTTGATAATTAGAATGATATAATGATACAGCCTGGCGCATTTGACCACATGCAAATAAATCACGAGGTAACTGGTTATTTTCTGGGAATACAACCTGATTTCCCATAACTCCAAGAATCAAAGATGGGTGAATCTCAATATTAGTGTATGACTTTTTTGAAAGATCATCTTCCATGAATGCAATAAGTGCTCCTTCTTCTTCTGCTGTATCTAGATAATCAATAATAGCCTGTGATGATGTTAGAGAATCAATATCAGGAGCATCATACAATTCATTTAATTTATATATTTGACATCCTTTGTTATTGAAATTGGGGTCTTTTTTAGGTGCAAATCCAGAAACCAATTGTTTCCATGAATATTTTCCTGATTCTAGAGTGTCTTTTATTTCTTTCTTATCGAAGCTAGCACGATTATTATCATCTACATAAAAGATTGGTCTGCACATTCTACCTGCATCTGTATAGATAAAAATACATTGTCCAGATATATCCCATTGCACAGACGTATACATTGGTATTAATCCACTTCTACGGAATGCTTTTAACTTATTACATATCTCTCGTGGTCTTGCATGAACACCAATCCATGCACCGTTTACCATTACTTTAGTTAGTTGAGCATTAAATGACGGAGTGCCTTCTTCTAGAAGTCTAGTTCCATTTTCGCGCAACCATCGAATAATCGGTTTTCCAGAACAGTTTGTTGTTATAGCAGCACCCATTGCCATATGTTTATGAAGACCAACATTACCACCATCTGGAGTATCAACAGGATCAATTATACCCCACTGAGACCCATGCAATAGGCGAGGACCAATAACTTTGGCACTAGCATCTAATGGTAGATTTATTTTTCTTAAATGAGAAATAGCAGCATTAAAGCTAAGACGATTAAGAGTTTGTACAACTCCCATTCTTTTAGTGCCCTCGTCGGCACCCCAGTTCCCCTTATAGGCCTTCCTGAAACCTTGCTCGATCCTTCTTTCTCCAAAATGTTCACGGTAGTTTTGTTCAATTAGACCAATAAAGTTGTGCTTATAGATTCCCTTTTTAAAAGTATATTCTTTATCGATCTTTTGATAAATATCTTTTTGCTGGATGTTAAGATATTCTTTGAAGAGATCATATAATAGATTACCTGGAAGTTCTACACGTTTAAATCTGAAACTATCTCTATCAGTTGGTTTGGTATCTTTTGTATAAACACGCAGTAATTCTTTTACCATATGACCCAAGTAATAGGCTTTTGATTTGAAGTTCATCTCTCCAATATGTGGTAGGAAATAGTTTGTTAAGATTTCAAGAGCATGTGCAGATGTTTTGTGTTTGGTAAATGTTGCAATATATTTTAGTGCTTGTTCTTGGCTGAAAATCATACCGGCATCATGTACACATGGAATAAATAGATCAATATAGCTACTGTATTTTTCTATATCAAGAAGGCAGTGTTCAATAATACTTTTATCAGATAATACTCCTAATGCTCTCATAACTATAAAAAGAGGGACTGGTTTCCTAACATTAGGAAGGTTAACAACAATTTGATTATTTGTATATTTCTCAGATGGCGCAACCATTCGTACAGAAAGCGTTCTAATTGGCTTTGATGCATCTTCAGATACAGATCTTATGTCAGCAGCATGACTATAAAGATCATTCACCTTATCTCTTACATAAAGCATATTATCAGCAAACTTTTCTTGAGATACAATAACTTTCTCTTTACCATCAACAATAAAGTAACCTCCATAATCATTTCTACATTCACCCATTTCAAATCTAACATCAGGTGCCATATCTTTCAAAATACAGAGGTCTGAATACATCATAATAGGAAAGCGACCGAGGAATATCTTTTCTAATGTGGAATTATAAGTTGGTTCACTTGGATATTCTCCATCTTTGTCTTTTATATAAAACTCTAGATCTACGTCATAATGAATTGTTATTCCATATGTCATATTTCTTAGTCTAGCTTCATTTGGATACATAAAATGTTCTCGGCCATCATCATAAATAATTGGTTTTCCATAATAAAGTTTGTCTCCATTCTTGCCGGCAAGGAAAATATTACATCTTAGATTGAAGTTACCATTTTCATTTTGATCCTTCATTATCCTAATTGGATTTTTCTCCCTGAAGATTCTCTTAATGCCATCACGGTAAAACTCGTTAAATGATTCTAGGTGATGATTTACCAATAAGTTTGGATTATCTTCGAACAGTTTGTCGATTATAGTTTGCGATAACTGGTCACCCATATACTATACTTCAAGGTATTATTTTTATCTCCTCTTATAGCTGTAATTTAATTAGTGTTATTTGATTAAATTAAACAAAATTAGATTAGTTTGGCGATTTCCTGATTTGCAGCCATCAAGAGAATCATGCCTATAATGATGAAGAACAAAATAAAAGGCAGTAGAACCATAAACCAAGATAGTTGTTTATATCCTGCTTTGCATAGTGCGTTCAAAATAAATGTCCAGAAGGCAATGTATAGTCCCTTGGCAATAAAAATACCAGCAGTGCTGGGAACGTCACATGAAAATTGACCTACGCAATACTTATTGCTGTTTCCAGCATTTTGAAACATAATCGCGATCACTGCAATAACAGAGATCACTAAATAGACATATGCAGGACTGCATAGCTTTCTAATAGATTCAACGAGCTTCATTATATTAACTCACCAGATAATTTTTTGTATATAATATAATTTATACACAAAAATAATTTTAAATACTGGCAACTGCTTGACCTGCTGCAACATGGATAGCGTTTACATCAGGCATCTCTCCCAAAATAACATTTCCGTTAGGCACAGGCGCCTGATCAGTTGGCGCAGGAGAAAGTTGGCTTGGTTTTCCGGACCATTGATTTACAAGATCACCTGCGCCAAAAAGAGTTCCTCTCCAAGTATTTACTGGACCTTGAAAAATTGTATCTCTACCGCCTCCTTTTATAGTTTTGCGCTTGGATACTTTTCTTCCTTTGCGAGTTTTGCGAACTTTTTTAGCTTTTTTAGCTTTCTTTCCCTTCTTTTTTTTATTTGTTTTACTTTTACGAGCGCGCTTAGTCTTGGATTTTCCTTTCCTAGACTTTCTTGCTTTTCTTGTAGTACGTCTTTTGCGCTTGCGACCACCACTGCATGGTCCACACTGACTATTATTTGAGCTTACTGGGTCAGGGAGTGCACCTGCTTGTTGATTTACCTTATAAAAATTGCCAACATCAGAAACATTGCCATTTATTCCGGGTAAAGCGGTCTCAACATTCCACGGCGCTCCTTGAGGAAACGCAGCAGGCGAAGATACCATACCTCCCCGTTGTTTTCTTGTTTTATTAGAACTACAACCGATAGCCATTATATATAGTCATGTGAGATTTTATTCAATATCAACGTGAGTCAATATATGGCGACGACAACACATTTTATCAAGTTTAAGTCTGTCTAAAACCTCGCCTTCGGGCGTCTTTTCTGCATTCTCGGTTGTTAGATATTTTACCTTATCAACTTCTCCATCACGTTCGCTTTTCATTTTACGCACTTCTCGTTCGTAATAGCGATATTTATTGCCGAGTACTTTTCCACATGTGAAACACTTAACTGGGATGATCATATCTATGTATACTTCATGTAGATATTTTTATATCTATATCAATTTTCTATTTAATCAACAAGCGGTCACACCCATTCTTCTAAGTAGTATGCCATCACCCAAATTAACCAAAAGGGAGCAATAACCAAATCAATTCTGGCAAAAAACGCGATTAGCAATGCTAGAATGGCTTTCTTACTTGCGTTTTTTAGCTTTTCAATATTTTCCAGAGTTTTTTTATCAGTAGAATCCTTGTTTTTGGAAGCATAATTATAAATTAAATAAATCCAAGCCGCAATCAAAGTTAATTGTCCAATTGTTTTAGGGTTTTTTAAAAAATCAATAATATTCTTTAGTTTACCAAGCTGAATGATCGCTCTTATCGTTAATATTAAAAACAAAAATATGGCTACATTAAATCCCGAGGTTCCATCAGCGGAAAATGTACTATTACTTAAATAATCAACAATTGTCATGTTATATTATATCTATAAGATAATGGAAAATCATTGATTTAATCAATTGTTAACGCACATGCCGTGACATGTATTTTTGTGGTGATAATAATTAAAATCAACCTTGTCGCCATCTTGTGTTAGATATGTTGGTCCATGCTTATCTCCCCCAACGCATTTCTCTCCATCTAAAAGAACACAAAAGCTAGATGTTTTACAAGCTCTTGCACTATGCGTTGTGCATGTATCATGTAAAGGTTTCGGATTATGATGATGATTTTCTGCAATCACATCTTGACTTGGATCAGTATCAAATGATTCTATCGTTACAACTTTTTCAATATGTTTATCTTGTACTGGTGTGAAATTAACACCAACAATTTTGAAAATCATGATTAATGTAAGAAATGTTATAACAACTGTTAGAATATTTGGCCATTGTTTCTTTAAAAAATCGGAGGGACTCATATATTATATACATCAGATTTTAACGTCTTGATGCTGGTGTCAATATATAATTACCATTTGTTGTTTTTGTTTTTCTATGTTGATCTCCTGAATCATGCAATTTATCATGACATTTCTCGCAGACATTTTGTAAATTAGCTGGATGATTTTTGTGAAATACTCCTACATAACCAGATTTATCCGCTTCAGCTTGATGAATTAAATGATGAATCTCATCTCCAGTTGAACCACACATTTCACATGTACCTTTCAACTTGTTTGCATTATATCTTGATCCTTCTGTAGAGAGAATATTAGACTCTTTCGGGTTATATTTCATTCGCAATGAATGTGCCCTTGAAAGAAAATCTCCGGATAGATTTAATGATTTGCAAACCTCTAAACCATACATATCTTTCCCTGCACCTGGTCTGAGTTTACGATCGTAAATAAGACAATCCAATCCCGGATTATATGTAACTGCCAAATGCATCATTTTTAAACGCTCCATACTTGTTATTTCATCGTAATTTACTATTTCATGAAAATGTGTTGCAAATATAAAAGATGCCTTTTTCGAATGTAACCACTCTACTCCTGCAGTAAATATACTTCTAGCAGAATTACTTTCAGTTCCAGAACACAATTCGTCTCCTATTACGAGAGATCTGTTATCAGCACATTCAAGAATTGTTCGCAACTCTGACATTTCTACAGCAAATGTAGAAAGACCCTTGAATAAATTATCATTACCAAGAATGCGAGTATAAATCTTGTGATATGGCGATAAAACAAACTTCGAACAAGGAACATAAAATCCTGCTTGACTCATAACAACCGCGATACCAATAGATTTAATTAAACTGCTCTTACCAACTGCATTTGTACCATATAGCAAGCAACCGTCGTTCTCTACTCCTAGAGCAATATCGTTTGCCACATATGTTTCATTTGTTTGCAGATGCTCAATAAGTGGGTGTCTAATATCGTAAGCATTAACAAATGATTGTTCTGAATCGCTCAATTCAGGTCTGCAATAATTATATGTTTTTGCCACATAACACGAGTTCTGGAAACAATCTAACCAAGCTGCCAGGCGCGCAATCTTTCCTAGCTTATCAATTGAATCTGCAAGTTTACTACAAAAGTCTAGATAAAACTCAGTTAGGTTTAAAATTAGTTCCTCGCGAGTCTTTTGAAGATTCTTAGTAACAGTATTTATATGATTATTGCGAATAACCATCTCAGTTTTACTTGAACCTGACTTATCAAACTCAATATCCGATATATCCAGTTCTTTGCCATTGCTAGTAAAAATACCATCTCCAGGAGTAATTTTTATATGTTCCTTTAAACATTTGCATCTTCTACTTGTTGCTACCAATGTTGGTGCACACTTAGGAGTGTCATTTAATTTTACTGGCAATTTAGTAGACTTTCTATTTTCAAACTTTCCAATAAGTGATGATAAATACAGTTGTATATTAATTAAATGGCTTGAAAAATCATTACTATTATCACAACTATCTTTTATAGCTTGTGATTTATCTAACTTAACGAAACATACTTCATTTGGCGATAGAACACCTAGTTTTTCTTGACTTAACTCATCAAACAAAGATAACTTTGAGAGATCAAAATTGTCCTCGATTGAACCAATAATTGTATCCAAAGATTCGGATTGATCTAATCCAGCATTTTTTATAGCGGTACCGATAACTGTATTACTGATAACGATATCAAGTGCATTTCTAGTTTTAGTTAGATCAATATAGAGTTTATATAACCCACTTGGTTGTAATCGTTCAGTAGCCAAAAGTCTGGTTGATTTATCTATATCTCTTACTCCAGTCAATGAATCACGAACATCTTTATACATACCTGTAATAATTCCCGAGTTTGTGCAATCATATATATTGTTTAAACCATCTATGATGGTTGTTGGATGACACAAATTATATCTTAATTGCCTAGAACCCATTGTTGTTTTACAATTATCCAGAAAATTAGCAACCGAACTTAGTTTTCCTTGGTGTCGATTATCATCCACAATATTGAGTTGTCGAAGAGAATGATTGCCTAGATGCAGTGTATTATCTACTGTTTCAATATTAGCATACTCAATCTTAGATAAAATACCAGGATTATGTTGATATACAAAATCAAGAAGAACTGTATATGACTGAAGAGCAATATCATGAGTTTGCATAGTCTCAGTCACTGTTTCTGGAGAGATATTCGGAAAAAAACGTCTCATAACCTCAAATTGATATTTTTGTTTTTCCGCATTTTGTGAAAACTTGGCTAAGTCAGTATCTTCATTATCAAATATCATATGTGTCTTGATGTTGCTTACACCAATGTAAAGTAAAATATCCTTTGCCTCCGATTCTTCAATTCCTCGAAAAACTAGAATACATTCGTGTGGTTTAGATATTGATACGTTCCTTTCTAAATCATCATACGATGTTGGGTCCTTGTGATATGAAGACGAAAACTGATACATATTTGATCGACCTGTATTTACATCGATCGCAGAAATACCACTAACAATCATTTCTGGATTATATTTACTAGCATTCACCTTTTTAATCCACACACATACTGCGTTGCTAGAAATATGTGTATTATCTTCACCAAAATATGTTCCAGGAGATACTATCTCAGATAAATCACGAGAGATTACGCTGCTGCCTTGCTTGGTCTCAGTATAAATAGCACACGTGTAGCCATTTTCTTGAAAACGCCTGATATATTTATCAATTTGAGAGATTCCGAACCCCGCCATGACTACTTGCTTTCCGCCAACTTTATTGGATTTATTTGCAACCAAAATATCACACACATTTGCAAGTTCCTCTACATCAGTTACATTTGAAATAATACCATCTTTATCCCTAAGACCGTACATCTCAAAAAAAGATCCACATTGCATTAATACGCATGTCTTAGATCCATACTCTTTTTTCCATTTATTACTAAGTTGAATGTAGTCTTGTACAAGAGGCATTGTCGTTATAATTTATAACGATTTATCTTTATCTCATTCCAAAATATTTGTAAATAAGTTTATCATTTGCAAAATTGATTTGTAATGACATAATAAATGTATTTGTAATCTCGCTATGAAGAAAATATTTCCAGATTATCCGGAAACATCTGGATCATACGTATCACAGAGAAGAATTAATAAATTAAAATCAAAAGCCATCGATATTATTATTAAAAATAAAAAATCAATACTTTTAGCGTTTAAAAAACTGGCTTCTAGGCACAGCAAAAATATTAATATTCAACTAAACCTCGATATTGCAGTAAGTAAAATAGAAAATGCCGTAATATCTAGAGAATCTGAATTAGACTGGGGTTATAGTGACGATGAAAAGATTTGGATTCCAATAATTAAAATGAATGATATCTTCTTATTAGGAGTTTTACTCCACGAATCTTTACATTATTGCTGCACATTTAATGGAAAGGATATATGTTCCAAGGATGAGCACTATGTCATGCGTTTGCTTGGAGAGGATTGCTAACAAATATTTGTCAACAATAATCTCTTACACCATATTAGAGATGACTTGTAACAGATGTAATGATTATGGAGGTAATTGGCTATTTGGACAGCCTATACCAACTAGAACATGGATTAGATATCAAGTTGGCAATGGCCAACAACAACTTAGGGATAGATTCGGCAGTGATAAACTAGAAATGAGAAGAAAAGCCGAGGTACTTTTACATACTAATAATCGCAATAATTGGACAAAAAAAGAAAGATTTGCATATTATGCTAAAAATCCAAAACAATATGTTAAAAGATGCACTGATCCATATAAGGCTATCTCAAATCCATCTAGTTCAAGTGATGTACCTGGGAACATGAGTCTAGTATATGATATTAATGTACCACTTTCCAATTTTAAAACTAATTTGGTTCAAACTAATGCAGGTGGAAAAAATATTGCACAAACCAAAGTTGATTGCTCTAAGTAATTGCTTAAAATCTTATAAATTAGACATTAATAATTATAAATTGACTAACTGATCAAATTATAATTTATTCGTTTAGGTAGTTGTGCACCAACACATCTGCACTTTTATTACATACATCGCCTGACAAAATACATTGTTCATACATTTTTCGTAATACATGATTTGGTGCTTTCGTTCCAGTTTTAATCATATTTCTCTCTCGCAAATATTTTTTTATCTCATGAAGACTAGTTTTATTTAAGGTAGCTCGCTCAGTTGCAATCTTTTTTCGGGTTTCTCTACTTTTAATAAGAACTGAAACCGATTTACCCATTCTGCCAAGTTTTCGTTTAATAGTTTTAGTGACGCGTTTAGATTTAATCATTCTTTTTGGCTTTTCCTTTGCCTTTTCTCTCTTCAACTTCTTTAATTTTCTCGATCTCTCAGTTTCTGCAATGTCTGGTTTATTTTGAATCTTAATATGAGGTTTTCTAGAAGAGCCATGGCGTTTCTGTGTACGCATCATTTCTCGATAAGTTGGTCTTTTGCCTCCCTTCAAACAACTATATAGCGGCTGCGGAGCAATACCAACTTTAACTGTAGATCTATGATCTTTCGCACTGGTAGAAACAATATTTGTCTTGTCAAAAGTAGTAGTTTTTGTTTCTATAGGCGTTATAGTGTTAATTGTTGGCATTGGTGTAGTCTTATTAGTTAGTTCTTCAGGCATATCCAACATTATCTGGAGAGATTCTGTGTTATCTTTACGATTTTTTTCAATCTTTTTACGCTGTTTCTCCTTATTTGAACTCATAACATCTTGCAAAAACCCAAGTGATTTATTGAACTCATCGTCAAACTCGCTTTCATCTTTACTTTTAATAATTTTTTTCTCAACCGCAGAGTTTTTATTTTCAGAACGCCGTTTTTGAAAATCCTTAATTTTTTTCATAAACTCTTTTCTCATCTTTCCTGCGGATTGAAGCGTTTTAGGTTTTTCCTTTCTCTTTCTAGACTTCTTATCAGAATGTTTCTTTTTACGCGTTGATCTTCCAAAAGATAGATATTCTTTATTAACTTGTATAGTCTTTTTGTTTTCCCCCATATTGTGTAGATAACAAAAAGATTTTTTTTCTAGAGTAGTTACGTATACATACTATAAAGCACTTTGCTGGACATATTCTCTCTATCTTTAACGTTTTTTCTTTCCTTAACCTCATCATTTGCGAGATATAATTTGAGGCCATTATCCAAATCTTCTTTTACGATAACAGTTTTATCCTCAGGCTTAGAGCAGAAAACGCGCCGACTATGAGCGATTTTAACCTTTGCAAATAATGTTTCAATATCTCTCCCATAATATTTGAAGTAGTCTTTGTTATCAATAAACCAGTCTTCGGTAAGAGCTCCATTTTTAATAGACCATTTTGCCTCACCAACTTTTTTTTCGAAGATGAGCATTAATTCATTTGGATTATAGTCATCAGTCTTAAAACGCCATGTAAATCTAGAATCAAGACCCTGATTAAATGAAAAAAAACATTGTTTTAACTCTTCTTCATAGCCTGCAATTATGACCATTAATTGATCTTTATGTTCACTCAAAGCATCGCATAATGTATCTATACACTCTTTCGCAAAAGAATCCTTTTTTTCAGGATTACCAAGTGCATATGCTTCGTCAATAAAAAGAACCCCACCCAAAGATTCTTTTATAACATCTTTCGTTTTAAGAGCAGTTTGACCGAGATATCCAGCAATTAAATCAGATCTAGTGACCTTTTTGAATTGTTTATTGCTTAGCACACCTAATTTTGCAAAAATAGCACCAATAATTTTTGCAATTTCAGTTTTACCAGTTCCAGGAGGACCATATATAACAGTATGCATAAAGTCTCCCGAATCGCCCATTTTATGAAAATCTTGAAGGTAATATAAAATCTGGTCAACAACATGATTTTTTAAGCTTTGCATGCCAATCATAGATTTTAATTCTACTAAGTTTGGCTTGATGTTATGTAAGGCTACCATATCAATATTATATTCAAGATTGTCTACTAATGGATGTTTTTCAATAAGTAATATAAGATCATCTAATCCATTAACTTCATGTTCAATGTTAATTTTTTCCTTAATTATAATAGGTGATTTTGAAGGGTCAGTACATAACGCATACGGATCATTATGTTCATCTGGAATGTGACCATCACAAATAGAGAGATAAAGATCCAAAGTATCTCTATTAATAATACTAGATGGATCAGGCAACTCCGGAGATGGATAAATTATATCATCTAATCCATTAGTTAAAATAGTTGATCGTGATTTTTTTAATCTTGGCTCATTCATAATTGTATTAATACTATTAGTACTTCTAGATCGTTTTTCACTGCCGTTACTATTTTCATCTTCTTCAAGCAATTTTATAATATTTTGTAACGCATGCTTTCTCCATTCATGTAAAGGGTCATTATCATGATTATCATCGTCATTAAACAAATTATATGACGGATGTATATTGTTTGATATGTCATTCTTATCGAAAGTAATTAATTGTCCTGATGGATCTATTATATTACCGCTGTTGTCCCTCATGTGTGTATATATATTGTTAAGATTTAAAGATAAATTGAAACTATTAATACCTCATGTCAACGATGCAAACCAAGACTATGACTTCACCAACATTTACTGTTAAAAAGGAAAATATGGATGCTCCTATTGACTGCTCGAATTATATTGAGCAGCCATGGGACGTAATAAGCTCATACTTCGATGGAAAGCATCTCGAACAACTTGTTCGTCACCAAATTGAATCATATAACGATTTTGTAACATATCAAATCCCAAAAACAATTTCAATGTTTAATCCTGTTCACATCAAGTCCGATAAGTGCTTGGATGAAGCTTCGGGGAAATATAATCTTGAAATGTTTGTCACTTTCGAAAACTTCAATATTTATCGACCTCAGATTCACGAAAATACTGGTGCGATTAAGCTTATGTTTCCACAAGAGGCTCGATTGCGCAACTTTACGTATGCTTCGAATATGACAATTGACATGAATATCAAATATATTGTTCGAAGTGGTGAAAATCTAGAATCAGAACAAACTTCATATAAGAAACTTCAGAAGATTCACATCGGTAAATTGCCTATCATGTTGAAGTCGGCAGTATGTGTACTCCAGCAATATTCACATGTACCATCTGCTGTAACTGGCGAATGCGAGTTTGACGCTGGAGGATACTTTATCATCAATGGATCTGAAAAGACATGTTTGGGTCAAGAAAGAGCTGCCGAAAATCTAGTACAGTGCTTCAATACTGAGAAAAATAATTCAAAATGGGCATGGACAGCTGAAATTAAATCAGTTCCAGATTTCAAGTGTATCTCGCCAAAGCAGATTACTATGTTAATTGCAAGCAAAAATAATGGTTTTGGACATTCAATAATGCTTCAAATCCCAAGAATCAAAGCACCAATCCCGCTATTCGTAGTATTTCGTGCACTTGGAATTATCACAGATAAGGATATTTGTGAAATGATCGCATTGAATGTTAATGATCGCACCGAACAAAAAGAAACGCAAACACTTTTAATGTCATTGCGTGCTTCAATTGTTGATGCATCAACCTATATGACAAAGGAAGAAGCACTTCAATTGATTACTAGTAATGCTATGTATACTCCACTCAACATGGACAAGGAAACTGGTCAACGCAAGAAACGCCAGTTTACAGTTGATGTTCTAGAAACAGATCTGTTTCCCCACTGCCAGACTATGGAGCAGAAAATCTACTTTCTTGGATACATGGCAAATAAGCTACTGAGAACCAGCTTTGGATGGGAAATTGTTGATGATCGCGATTCTTATCTTAATAAAAGAATAGATCTAAGTGGTGTTCTGTTGAATAACTTGTTCAGAAACTACTTCAATAAGCTAGTCAAGGATATGCAAAAGCAAATTGTGCGTGAAATTAACAATGGATCGTGGAAGTCTACTGAAGATTATGACAATATCATCAATATGACAAATATTTATAAAATTGTTAAATCCACTACTATTGAAAATGGTCTTAAGAGAGCATTAGCAACAGGTGACTTTGGTATTAAACAGACTAGCAGTAATAAAGTAGGTGTTGCACAGGTTCTTAATCGACTTACGTATATCGCCAGTCTTAGTCATTTGCGTCGAGTAAATACACCAATTGATAAAAGTGGCAAATTAATCCCTCCTCGTAAACTACACAATACTTCATGGGGATTCTTGTGTCCTGCTGAAACTCCAGAAGGTCATAGCGTAGGCGTTGTTAAGAATCTTAGTTATCTTACACATGTAACTATCCCGTCTAATAGCACGGCATTGTATGATTATACTGAAGATCACATTTATAAGTTTGATGAACTTTCAAAGGAAGGACTTCATGGGGGCGTCAAGGTATTCATTAATGGATGCTGGCTTGGAAACGCAAAAGATGCACTTGCACTCTACAAGAGCCTCAAGAAAAAGAAACATAAGGGTATTATTAATATTTATACCTCCATCACATTTGATATTAAACATAAAGAAATCCGTGTTTGCAACGAAGCTGGCCGTCTTGTTCGACCAGTACTTCGAGTAAAAGATAATTTGCCCGTACTTTTAAAGAGTCATATTAATCGCATTAGAAATAAGGATATTGGATGGGATGATCTATTAACTGATATGAAACTAGGAGAAGCTATCATTGAGTATATTGATCCTGCAGAGCAAAACCTTAGTATGATTGCAATGAAACCATCTGAACTTCAGCAAGTTGGTTCTAGTAAGATATATAAATACACACACTGCGAGATTCACCCCAGTACTATCTTTGGTATTCTAGCATCTTGTATTCCTTTTCCGGAACATAATCAGTCTCCAAGAAATACATATCAATGTGCAATGGGTAAGCAAGCAATGGGCATGTATGTAACAAACTATGACCTACGAATGGATAAAACTGCATATGTCCTCTCTTATCCAATGCGTCCTTTGGTAGATACTCGTATCATGAATCTCATTGAGTTGAACAAGGTGCCATCTGGTTGCCAAGTTATTGTTGCAATTATGACCCATTCTGGTTATAATCAGGAGGATTCTATCCTATTTAACGAAGGATCTATCAAGAGAGGATTGTTTCAAGCAACGATATTAAACACCATCAAGGATGAAGATAAAAAAATACACGGTGATGAAGAAGTACGCTGTCGTCCTGATGAAACCAAGACTAAGGGCATGAAGTACGCAAATTATGACAAGGTAAATGATCAAGGAGTGATTCCTGAAAATACAAAGTTAGATAATCGCGATGTTATTATTTCCAAAGTTCTTCCAATCAAAGATGCCCGAAATGATCACACAAAAACAATTAAATACGAAGATCAGAGCATTATGTATAGAACAAACGAAGAATGCTATATTGACAAAAACTTCATTGACAGAAATGGTGATGGATATAACTTTTGCAAAGTTCGAGTGAGAACAGTTCGTCAACCAACTATTGGAGATAAGTTTAGTTCTAGACACGGGCAAAAGGGCACGATTGGTAATATTATTCCGGAATCTGACATGCCGTTTACATCAAATGGAGTCAAGCCGGATATTATTATCAACCCTCATGCTATTCCATCTCGTATGACTATTGCACAATTGAAAGAAACCCTTCTCGGTAAAACATTGCTAAATCTTGGATTGTTTGGCGATGGCACAAGTTTTGGTGATCTAGAAATTAAAGATATTTGTAAGCACTTGCAAAAAGCAGGATTTGAATCTAATGGAAATGAAATGCTCTACAACGGTCTAACTGGTGAAGCACTTGAGACATCGGTATTTATTGGACCGGCGTTTTACCAGAGACTAAAGCATATGGTTAAGGATAAGATGCATGGTCGCAGCTATGGACCTAAGGTTAATCTTACTCGTCAACCAGCAGAGGGTCGTAGGCGTGATGGAGGCCACAGATTTGGTGAGATGGAACGTGATTGTATGTGTTCGCATGGTGCTTCAAGATTTACTAAAGGGAGAATGATGGATGCATCTGATGGATTCGGAACGCATGTTTGTCGATGCTGTGGTGCAATTGCAGCTTATAATGACAAGCGTCATGTTCATATTTGTAATCAGTGTGATAATCGTACAGACTTCGCTTATGTGGAACTTCCATATGCATGCAAGCTACTCTTCCAAGAACTCATCACAATGAATGTCGCTCCTCGTATCATGACATCATAAACAAAATACTGCAAACATTTAGACACACAAAATATATTTTTTATAGATAATGTATATAAGATGTCTGGCAATATATCTGTAAATACATTAGGGGGAGGTATTCCCGGTTCTCAACCAGCTCTTCTAGGAGGCGGTGCTAATTCTAACGGCGGTTCTGGAATGGTCGGTAGTAGCGCAAGAGGAAGAACTCGTTTTTTATTAAGAAATGCATATGGTAAAGTCACACCTATTGCTAAAAATATTGGTGTAACTGCATCAGAATTATCAAAACAGAGAACACTTACGCCTTTTAGAGTGGCAACAAACGCAGGAGATTTTAAAGGCGCAGTTGATTCTGCACCAGCGCTTGGCATGCCAAATGCTAATCAGCTATCTGGTGTTGGAACTATTTCATCATTAATGTTTGGCATTGGCGATGGTACTCGTAATAATGGATCAGCATTATATAGTGGAAACCCAAAATATGTGTATGACTCATCTGACTATATCCGATACAAGAAACAAAGTTCCGAACTTAAGAACTACAACGACAAGAGTTTCGGCGGTTCTAACAACGGCTCGTTCACATTCTTGATGAATGTTCGAGGTTAAGTAGAATTATTTTCTAGCGAGAATACATAACAATGAATAAGATCTTAGTTGAGTTTCTTGGAACCCTTTTCTTCCTTTACGTTATCATTGCTACTGGCAATGCACTTGCAATTGGTGCTGCTCTAGCAATTGCTATTATGATTGGAGGTCCAATATCTGGTGGTAACTTCAATCCTGCAGTTACTATCATGATGGCTGTTGCAGGAAAACAGCCAATGAAAGAAGTTGTGCCATATATTCTTGCCCAAGTTGCTGGAGGTCTTGCCGCGTTTGAGCTTAGCAAGAGAATCAAGCTTTAAGGGACTTTAATTACATTATACATTTTTTCTATCATTAATGTATAATGCCTAAACAGACACGTAGAAACGGATACGGAAAGAAACGCATGTATAAACATAGAGGTGGCGGATGGCTTGATAATATGACACAAAAAGCAACCCAACTTAAAAATGACGCAATTCAAAAGTCGAAAGATATGGGTCTTCACGATAAAGCACTTGAAGCACATAAAGCAGCAATGGGTCATGCAAGTACCGCAAAACAAATGGTCGAGACTGCTCAGAGTAAAGCTATGGAAAAGGGAGCAGAGATTCATTCTCAAATGAAACCTCATCTTGATGTTGCATCCAATCATGCTAATGAGGCTCTTATGCATGCCCAAAATAAAAATATAGATGGTTTTAAAAGCTCAATGGGGAACTTTGCGGGCTCCATGAAAGACGCTGGTACTTCCGGCGGAAACCATATTATGAACAACACCAAGGTTGGAGATGCAAGTCTTGCTGATCATGCAAGTGCCATGAGCACTAAGGTTAGCTCATCTGCTTCAGATCTTCATGGTAAGGCTATGGGATGGTTTAGCTCCTTAACAGCTAAGAAACCTACTGAGTCTTCTATTCAGTCTGTGCCTGCTTTTAAGGGGGGCCGACGTCGTAGATCACGAAAAGCTCGTAAGAGTCGCAAGCATCCTAAAAAAGGAAAGCGGTCTAGAACCATGAAGGGTCGCAAAGACTTTACTACTAAAAAGGGTAATAAGTACTACAATAGACGTGGTCATAGACAAACCAAGAATGCTAAGGGCAAGAAGAAGCGTCCTTACAAGAGCCGTAAGGTTCGCAGAAGCAGAAAACGTTAAATCTGATAATATCAAAAACTAATTAAATTGATATTATTATTATAACAATGTTCGTAGATGTTTGAGAATAATTTTAATTAATCTCTCTACAAACACAATCGGATCTAACTTAGATCCATACAATAGTATAACAGGTATAAGCATGCCTACATTATTTATGGTTGCGTGATTCATATCCTCATATTCTTCATTATCTTTTTTAGTTTCAAATATAACATCCATAATATCTGGTCCGTAATTACACCCTATATCATCATGGTGATCATGATGTGATTTGATATCTAAGATATGATAATTTAACATATGAAATGTAGAATATAGAAGTGCAAAATAAAAGAGCGCGTAGTTATCGAACAATTTTACACCAGTTAATAGCTGAAGAAGTATATTATATGGAATTAATGTCAGACCTCCCGATCCAACCACATTTGTATAAGTTTCAATGAATACTCCCCAATTTGTTTTAGAATGATCGGGGTCATGATGCCAGCCATGAAACCAGGTCCAAGGCCACGTACTATGTGCCCATACATGTGATCTATGTGCCCAAAAATGCATAACTACTCCTGTAAGCAAACATCTAGTTACATCATTCGTCATAATACCAATTAATAAAAATCCTATAAACGATGAAAGGAAATACATCCAACTAATACAAATAGCCTTTGTTGTACAATATGATACTCCCTTTGATTTCTCATATAAAACGTGTTGCATTATGTATATTTAATAGCTAGATAATTCTTGATGTCATCTTTCACAAAAGAAAACAATATTTTTGCCATAGAAAGTGCGCCACACAGAATTATGTATTGAAGTTGAACTTCATATCTACGATTACAATCATAATTTATTGGAATGTAACGATTAAAAATATCAGTTAAACAATCTCCGAAAGCCTGGCTTTCTATTTGCGTAAGTGGGCAATTATGTAAAATAATATTTGCCAAACCAATAATGATTAAACATACAAGAGCGACCGATAGAGTTTTAATATCAAAACTAAAAACAGAAATCCATGATAGCATAGCGATTAATGCATAATGTAAAGTTCCTGCAGTGAATCCTCGCAATATTTCAAGCGTTTTTGAATCTCTTAATGATTCTAATAATGAGCTATCAAGCTTAGTTAATGTATCATTTGACATGTGTATATAATACAATAAATTATTTTTTTGTTACCATCCTCATAAGAAGATATAAACCAAGCAATCCAAGTGATCCATAGTACAATTGTATTAATAAATCATCAGGCATTTTGTCTCTCTTTTTATAATTTGAAAATGATTCTTTACATTTTTGACCTGATATAGGATTCTTTTTATCAGAAAACCAGCAAGGATTCATATTTTGAATATCAGCAGTTGCAACAAATGCTGCTTCTGTACTGTCAATATTATTAGAATCACGTGTAGGCATTGTAATTGACTTACAGTCTGGATTACTACCAAGCATGAATGCTTGAAAAATACCTAGAGGATTAAGGTGACCCATGTCACTAATTACACCAGGAACAAGACCCCGGAAGTCTTTAAAGTTTGAACCTGTCATGCTAGAAATAAATGGTATACTGCCATCAGGGACATTATTAATATACAGGGCTCTAGTGACACTTTCTCCACTGTCAACATCCTTACAAGTCGCACCTGTTTTCATAAAATACTTATTACCTAATATACCCGCTTTTGATGCCTTACTTTTACCAGCAGACAAAAGCTCGACATATGAAATAATACCACCAATATTAGTTGCGATCTTACCACCAGAAGCACCCATCCCTAGTTCTCCTGGATCTTTAATAAACTTATAATATGCATAATCTGGGCCAAGTATTTTTTCTTCAAGACTATCTAGATCATTTAATGCTGAATCAAAGAAATTACTCATCTTAGTATTAAATGATATTATTTTATATAGAACCTGGCGGCTCAATATTGCCTGAGTTTGCTAGCTCATTAGAGGTTTTCTGATCTGGCATTGATTCAGTTGCAGTATTTTGTAAGCTAGTATTGATACTCTGAACTGCTGCAGAATTACTTTCAACCTGTTCCTTCATCGCATCAACTTGTGTTCTTAATGTGCTAATTTCTCCAAGTCTGCTTTTAAGATAAGAAATATTAGACGCGTTAATTGTAGCAAGATATAATGGACTTTGTGATAACCCAGGATCTTTGTATTCTTCACTATTATCTGCGGATCCAGTTGCATTCTCAACCACAACTGTCATTTTACGATATAATGCATAAACAATATACAATGCTACTATTGCTGAAAGAGTGTAACAAATAAGTGATTCCATTATATATTGACAAGGTAATATTTTCTGATTCTACTATATACAATGTTATTTACCAATTCAAGCGGAAATACACAACCATATGTTTCATGGAAGGGTCCAACTACTAAAGCTACTGTTTGTGGGTTTTCTAGACCAGCTACAAATAATAATCCTGATGCCGATATTAAAAGTGTAAATGATGCACCAAATGGCAGCAGTCACACTAAGTCTATTGGTTCATTAAGGGCCGGTTTCAAACCAAGACCTATTAAACATTGGAGAAAATCACTGATGCCCAAAGAAGTAGATGGAATTAGTCGTGCAGCATATAGTATTCAAAGTGATATGCCTGGATCCAACGTCCCTTTAGGCACAGATGTTAAATGTTGCGAAACCGATGCTGTCAATCAAGTCGTCTATCAATATAAGCAGAATGAGGTTCCATGCACCAGGAATTGTAACCCACAATCTAATATTATTCGTTCTGGGATGACCGAAAAGTTAATTAATCCTCAGTCAGATAGCCCAGCCAAAAAGAAATACTCATTCAGTACGAAAGAATATCTAAAATCTAAATGTAGAACTTACAATCAAAATAAGAGTGGTACGCTTATACCAGATGTAGAATATTCAACATTAACTAATAATAAATGTTGCGCTGTGCCATTACCATATAATGATGAGCATCAAGGACCGCAAACCAGAAGCGCATTAAATTGTCCAACCAGGTGTACTATTATTGTGAAACCAAACAATCAACAATACTTTCAGCAGGGTGCAGTAGATTCATCATCCCGTATTGCTAGATTAAAATATAACACTGTCGAAAGTAATGCTAATTCATTCGCCACCGCAAATGGCGCAGCAGCAGCTAGTGCAGGTCGTTACAGAGCTGATGGAAACGCCCCGTATTTTATAAAATCAAAACAGCAAAACTGCAATAAATCATCGTTTCATCGCCAAGGCAATAGAACAATGTGTTTTACAAGTGTAAATAATTAACTTCACTACCATGATGTAAGGAAAAATAATAATGACATCAAAACAATGTCAATATTATTAGAAAACAATATTATCGCTAATCCATTTTTTAAGCTTGTTATTAACAGGTTCAACAGACGCATTCATAGAAGTAAGGTATGTTTCATACATACCAGGGTTACTTTCCATTAGTCTGAATAAACATAATATAATTGTATAGTTATCTTGTTGGTAAAGTGTAACAATTTTTTCAAATACATCATCTATTTGTACTCCTCTATCCTTATCAGTTTCCACATCTTTAAAGGTCTCAGGATGATCAACTAATTTTATATACATTCTAAGAGTTTGACTGATATGATCTCCGTCAGTTTTACTGTAAGTTTGAATAAGTTTTTCAAGACCAATCTTACTTCTATCAACCAATTTATCAAATAACTCCTTGTTATTTTTACGTGCACCAGTCTTTAGAAACCCATAAAACATATGAAATCTTTTTATAACACTAAACAGATAAATTAGATCATTCTTTTTATCAGCATTATAACTTCTCACTAGAGACTGTTTCCAACTTGGACCTTGGATATAAAGAATATTATCTGTAATTGAGAGTTTACTGCCGATTGGGCAATAAGATAATATTGCGAGTTGTGTTATGGCTTGAAATGGTTCAAGTATCATTTCAAATCTTTCTTTACTTCTATCAGACCATATTGTCGTGTAAACTAGCTTTAGAGCTTCCATATAATTAATATTCGTAAGTTGTTGTTTTTATGCTGTTTCATCATCATCACTTTCATCTGTATCATGATTTGATTTATCATCTTCTGTATCTTCCGAATCATTATGTGTGTTGCGACCACTCAAAAAAATATTGGCATTTATATTAACCTTATTATATGGCATTCTAAACTTATTGCACCAGTTAATACACTTAGTAATGTGGTTTTTTTTAAGACTTTCAATTCTATCGTGTGGTGATGAAGTTATTAGATTCAATGTTTGAGTTATACATTCAATTTGAGCTTGACCAAAAATAGCATTAATTTCTTGAAGTGCACTTGTAAACAAATAAGGTATAGGTATTGTTAAGAATCTTGTAGGAACTGCACCTTGACTAAAAGCCTGAATTGTGTGATACATACTGACAACTAGATTCTTGCTATCATTTAGTTGAAAGTTTTTACACACAACATAACGCTCAGAGTTTGCTTGTCTACTTGTATGTGGCTTTATAAAATAAATCTGTTGATACACACTAGCAAGTATGTAAAGCACGTCAATAGATGCCGCCTTAACTGTATCAAATACCTTAATAACAAAATGACCACCTTTTTTTTGACTTGCAATCGCATAAGCTGCTTGTGCAAACATTAGTTTCAAACTTAACACTTCTTGATGATTAAAATCATTAGTAAAATCAAAACCTCCATCAGCAGTTGTTAATTCTGCGGATCCTCTATGATTTTCAAAGCAATCCCTAAGATTATCAGGAACAAGCATGTCTCCGTCTCCACTTTGCCCTTTCTCAATTGTTACATTAGGATTTTTATCCAGAAAAGATTCGCTTTTTTTCCATCCAGGCACACTAGTATTATTATCATCAATCAAAGACATTCCATGGTAACTATCTTTTGCATTATTTCTAAGGTATGCAACTGCTTCGATAAACCCACCAGGTCCTTCGGCAAAATGAAACGTTTTAATAGGAGCTTTATCAGTTAACTCCAATAATCGCATCGTTTTACATATTTCAATCATCTTATAGAAGGATCTAGATAGAGGCTTTAATTTACAAACCGCTAATTTGGCAGATGGAACAGTTGTATGGATATATTCATATGGATTAGTGAACTTCTTGAATCTGTCCCATTCGTCTTGCTTAGAATCAATCTGACCTTTTGCATTATTTAAATATTCATTTAATGTTTTGTTAATTACTGTGCTATGATCGCCGTCTGTACAACATTCAATAACAGATTTCAATTCATTATCAGTGGTAATCTTAGGTAGAGAAAAATAACTCATCGTTATTCTATCATAAAGAATGGTATTTATGTCCTTTATGATCTTATTTCTCGACAAGCTTTAGTTTTTTCTTTAATTTTTTAGGCTTTGCTTTAGTTTTTTGTTGAGCTGCCAATACTTTTGCTGCTGCTTCTGCTGCTGCCTCTCCCTCTTCTTGTTCCATCAACACTTCTTCAATTGTTGTTCCAGTTTTACTATTTTCAACCGCACTCGCATCTACATCATGAGTTTTTTTGTATACAAAGTAGTTATTCAAGAAAGATACCGTTTTTTCGTTTATGCTCATTTTAATTGCTGTGCCATATTCATTCTTCGCAGAAGGTCTTCGATCAAGCTCATTCTGTAATTCACCAAATAACTCTCTGAATGATCCGCGTCCCGACGGAAGACCCAACTCTTTGGCTTCATCGCTTGTAAGTCTAGCAAATCCATAATTTTCCATAAGTCTATCCATATAATCGAAATTGACAAGAAACTCTCTGAATGTTTTACCAATCGATTCCTGGAACACATCAATCGCATATCCAACACCTGATGCATCTGGTGGAAATGTGCTACGGTCATATCTCTTTGTCACCTCCCACATTTTGACACCATTTTCTTGAAGCTCAATACTCTCGTCTTGTTTCTTTGAACGTAGCATATCAAATACTCTCTTTCCGTCATATGTAGTTCCAATAAAGTATCCACCTACTTTTGTTGTTTCACTTACATTTCTTAAAAAGCTATTTAGCGTTGTTAGATTCTCAAACATATAATGAACTGCAAACTGAATAGATGATACATCAAATCCTCGTTCACCAATACCGTAATGCTTGTATACTCCTGCTCCTAATTCTACTGCATCCTTTGCACCCTGTCCAAATACTGCATTTGTAATTTGTTTACCCTTATCACTAAATATAGCATTTGTATCTCTAATGTTCGCACTTGAATTACCAGCAACGAATAAGGCACTAGGCATGCGCTTGAATTGTTTCTTATAGTTTAAATATCTCGCGCATGCACCTTTCATTCTATTTTCAATATTGTCTCGTGAAATATCAATTCCAAATACAAACTTGAGTTTTGCGGAAATCCATTTGGAGAAATCACCACCTTGACCGACAGCATAATCTATCAAAGTATTTCCTCTTTCTGATGCACCTACAATAAGTTTTTTCTTTACATAAAGATTGTGAAAGTCTCGAAGACTTCTTGTGATAGTAGCTTTTGATACCCGGTTATAATAAACATCATCATCTGCTAACTCATCTGGTATACCAGAACCAGTTGTTATCATATCTTCCGTTACTGGATTATGAATAGAGTGCCAATTGCTATTAGCAACATGATATGCATTTCCGTAATTACGACCACCACTTCGTAGATCAGCAGTTTTATCGTATCTAACTCTTAGTGCTTCCCAACGCCAACCTAACTCTTTATCAGAATTATAACGAAACTCAACAATACTATTATCTTCAATTACTTCTCTCTCTTCGGTAAATACTTCTTTATCGCCTCCACCACTTGTTTCAAGAAGAAGATTACATATTCCAGCACGATCGTCAACTGGATTCGTGGGAAAGAATTGCATTGGCTTGTACCCATTTTCATCATCACGGTCTGATACTGCAGGAAGATCATCATCAATAACATTTTGACAAGGATTTGTATATCCATGCTGTTCTTCATTAAATCCAACACGTAAGACAGCTGTTTTGTATTGAGTTATTTGAGTTGCTGCACTCAAATCAGTACCAGCTTGAAATACATTTTTAATATCTTCGCGACCATCTGTGCCACGCTGATATGTAACCATAAAGTCAATAGTATTAAACTTAGGTGGCTTCCATTTGAAAGAATAATCCCAAGTTATCTTTTTGGGAGATGTTGTTGATCCAATTTTATTTGAACCAACACCCATAAGCATAGGCGTAAAGATCATACCATCTGTTTCGTATTCAAATACACCAGATTTTACTTTCTCCATTAAATAACCACATGCTTGAAAGATGCTTTGATTCTCTGAACTAGCATAGAAGGTTTTTGCTTCAAATCTCATAGGACTTGGTGAGTCTGCACTAGACACACCGGACGGTCTTAGAACAGCAAGAGCTTGCACTAGAAGAGGAAGTCTATATTCATTGGGATTATCATCGCCTTTGCACATAAACCCTCTTGTGCGAAGATCTTCTCCAGCTCTATAATAGATATCAAATGCAGCATATAAATTAATGAATCGTCCTTCTTTATCGTGCAATATATGCTCTCCGTCAATGATAGAACCAAATAATTCAGAGTTAACTGTTCTTGCACCTGTAAACTGAACATTCATGTTAGTATCGATAAGATATATAGATCCAGATGAATCAACTACAAGCAATTTTCGATCACCATCAGCTTTATCTGTGACAGTATAATCATTCCTGATATTGGGAATATTTGCATCTTCATTCAATTCCGCAATATTATTTACTTGTAATGAAACTGATGATGGACCTACAAAACTGCGAGGGTATACTCGTCGTTTCACTTCATAGTCACTGCCCATCAATATTTTCATATATTGTTCAAGAAGATTATCCTGTTTCGGGTAAGATACTGGGTAATTTGTGCCTTGCAAACCAGATAATACGAGTAGGATAGCACGTTTTAGTTTCACATTTAATGCCTGAGGCGTAGCATATTCAGTAGCAATGCCAACTTTAAAATTATCAACCTCTATTTCAACCTCGTGTCTCTCTGAAATACGATCGAGATTTGCTTCATCAAACGTATATGTTCGTTTACCTCTTTCGCTTTGTTTAACTGTACTTATATCAATTTGAATAGGAAAGTCTGGATGCGTCAAAGTATGACGATTAATGTAGCGAAACTCTTTTTTATTGTCTTTCCATGAACTGATTATAGACTTTGTCAATTGCGTTCTAGTTAGATTTTTCTCAAGATTAAGTGAGCATCTGAAATTAAAATCGGGGACATCTACAGGTTCTACTTGTGTGCTAAGTTGTTCTACGCCTCTCTGTGAATTAATTCTAGCTCTTGCCTTTTGTACAAATTGAACATCAGAAACGACTTCAATATCATTTGTTTTACAATAATTCATAATATTACCTATACCAGAAATCTCGGCACGCACATTTGAAACTTTTGTCTGACCAGTTTTTGGATCAATAAACTCTGACTTTGCCCTTAGTAAGTATTGAGATTCTGATTTAACAAAGCCGGCAGACAATAATCGTTGTACTATATTATCGCTTTCAATTCTAGTGATAGGCTTCATTCCTCGAGCAGTTCCGAAACGCACCTCCAATTCTGAAGTACCATCACGGCCACCACGTTGGATATTATCAAGATACGTTTTCAAAATATCCTCCATTGTTTGAGGTTCAGGCTTCTTTGACATTATATATATATTACAAGATAGATATTATTTATATCAATTTTCCTAGTTTGCTCTGGATAAGACCATATAGGGTTGTTTTATTATATATTTTGCCTGTTGCATCGTGTACTACAATCGCTAACTTTTCCGCAATATCTTTTACCTCCTTTGCAGAATATGAACTCATTGCCTTGATTGGTTTTGACGGGAATATGTAATATTTTGTTTCTTTAATAGTAGCAATTTTTTCGCTTTGATCTCCTAAAAGTAGCTTTGTTTGGCCTTTCGTAATATCAATAATAAAACATTTGTCTCCGTAAGAAAAATCGTAATAGATATCATCATTTACCACTACAAATGACAAAGAATATGAAATTGCTAGTGCATGTAGAACAGCAAGAGATATTGGTTTTGAACCAACAAGATCACATTCAGTATCTTGTATCTTTATCTTTGCGATTTTAAGTTTATCCTTATTCTTGCGAAGCAAGTCCACGGCAGCATATTTGGTCTCGTTTTCATGTACAAACATTTTATCTCGAACCTTCATAAACTCGCCAAGACCGTTTAATGCTACATAAAAACACCAAAAAAGTTTGTCACGTGTCTTGGGAATAAAACATTCATCTTTCTTTACAGATTCTGATTCATTTTGAATGACATTATTACGTTTTGAAATCTTGTTATTCTTGTCTTTATTTATTTCTTCATTCTCCATATAACGACACCACCTAGCAATATTATTGCTATCCAACATATGTTCATTTATTGACTGGAATATATGTTCGCTCATTATGTACTGGTACTACTTACCGCGATGTCTTTATTATCATTGAAATATTTCTTTTGTATAGATTGTTTTTTGGCTTCAATAATAGCGAGTGTTTCTTGTTGATCATGCACATATTCAGAGTATTCTCTTAGTGCATTAATATCAACATCTGTCAAGCATGAAAGATTAACAAATGTACCGTTTTGATTCTCATTAAGAGGTGCATTTGGTCTTGAACGTAAAATCCTTAACACCTCTATTTGGTGATGGACAGACATTGTTTCAATAGATTCTTTTAACACGCGAAGGTCACTCATTTATAAAGAGAAATAAGTTGTCTTTATCTAGTTTCAATCTTTGATTACCAGTTTTTTCTTCTTCCCATATTTCGCCGCTCTGTCTTCAATCAGTTCTGCAATAACTGAAATATATGAGTCATTCAATTCATAGCGTTGACCAATAACTCTCACCTTTATTTTATCGCCTGGTTTTACTTTCGAGAAGTTCGAGTTGGTAAAATGATGATCTCTTGCAACATAAATAACGACCGGACTTGGCTCTTCTTCAGTCTCTGCTTTAATACCCGCAGATTCAGTAATATTCTTAGCAATGCAATCAATATGCATTCCCTCTACCGGACTACAAACTTCACACTCAATAACTACATCAAACATAACATCGCTTGATGAAAGTTCTCCACTAGAATAACTTTGAACTCTGCATGAACCTGGTTTCACATATCCCTCAACAATACACTTACCTTCAATCTCAAAAGAGATTTTCTTTTCTAGAGCTTGCTTTATATTATCTCCTATATGAACAATATTCAATGGTACACGCTTGGTAATCATTGCTGCGCTGAATATTCCGACGGCTCGGGTTCGACGTCTCTTTTGCTTATCAACAACATTAGCTGCTGCAACGATATCTTTTGGGGTTTCCTGAACTTGTTCCATGGTTACTATTATACTATAACTGTAATATTTTTAAGTTACAATCATTTTTCTTTAAAATGCCTTCTTTGAATCATTAATCAATATCGCTTCTGCTGGACGCAAAAACCATCGTTTACCATTCTTTCTATCCATATTCAATTTGCGGAATATGAACTCCTGAATAATACATAATTCTTGTCGAGATTGGGAAGACTTTGTAGTATATTGGTCTTCTCCTAAGTAATTCAACATTTTAACAGACGATGCCTTACTTGCTTGATCACATCTAGCACCAGTATTTCTAGTTTTACTTATATCGCGTATTTTAAAAACCATATAATCTTTCTTGAAATTAACCATAAATCCAACATGTTCACTCAACTTGCTTGCCATTGGCATTATATCATTCACTATCTCTCTAATATTACTAGCTAAATCCTCATAATCCTGTGGTTGAGCAATACTCCATACTCTTGGTTCAACATCCTTTGAAATAATTAATTGTTGCTTGCCTGTATTTTGAAGCTGAATACCAATAATCCCTCTATTTTTCATTTCCATCGATTTGAAATACTCTTGAATCAACAGAGTCATTCTATCTTCTGATTTGTAATCACTCATATAATTAATCAATGCAAGTTTACTATCAAACCGAAGACTTTCAACTAGATGATGTACTAATAAGGTTTCTATTAATGCACTATCCCATCCTTGAGATTCAAGATGTGGAATTACTAAACTGCAAAACTTATACCAATCGTCCACACCAGCCTCTAGTTCTTGAGGGGTATTCGCTATAGTGTAATTATCCCTCATTTCTTTTAGAACATCCTTACCTTCATCCTTCTTCTTAATTTTAACTGTTTTTGCAACAACTTTTGCCTTCTTAGCATCAACAACTGCATTGACTCCTTTAGTTTCAAAGAGTAATTTCTCTCTTTTATATTCTACTGGTACTGATCTATCGTATATAGAAATGTGTTGATCATTCAATTCAATTGGCTGAAAGAGATAAAGATCTCCTATGTTGATAAGTCTACCAATACGATCATATATATCGATAATAAACTCGTTTTTATCTTCTACTAACTGATTTAATGCCGCATTTATTTGCATAAGAGGATAATTTTTTACAGCATTAATCATCCCTACTAATTTGTCTTTTCTAAAAAAGAATGATTCTTTAAAACTGTCTCTTATGCGCTGAATTATCTTATCAGTGTTCATCATAATAAAACTCTCATTGTATGTATCTAATGTTATATCATTTGGATTCACTGATTCAACTGGTAGACATTTATATGCACATTTGCTCATATAATCACAGGTTGAAGTAAACGGTTTATCACCAACCTGATAATCGATTACCTTCCCAGAAGAGAGAGTTTGTTTAATAACAAGGCTCATGTCTTCTACAGTAAAACCAGATTGCTCATAGTTGAGTAGACAATCAACTGAACTTTCTTTGAGTGCTCGCGTAACTACACCAATCTGCAAAGCCTTCAATTCGGCAAGTCTATATACATATATATCAGCAGCTTCATTTCTGACATCAGTAAGAATACTTCCATATAAATATATTTCAACATTTCTAAGAGCAAACGGCAAATCTTTGTGACTGCATGTTCTTACCGCACGACCTATAATCTGTTCGATTCTATTCATGTTATACCATGGTTCTAGTACATGTACTTGTCGAATAAACTTGAAGTCGAGTCCTTCCGAACCTGCCTGTGAAATAAGTATAACTTTCACTTGTTTACCATCTTTATTATCAATATTTGTTGCAAGTTTTAACTCCTGAACATTATCAGGCGATAGTGCCTTATCACCTGTAATCATAATATATGAAGCTTGATTAAAATCATTTCCGGTTTCATTCTTAGTTTTAAATGTCACAGCATCTATCCCTTGAGTAGGAGGTGTTTTATAAAGAGATCTGCCTGTTCCAGCACGTTTAAACCCTAATTCTTCCAACGCCAGAGAGATGGGTACGATACCTCCATCAATATACTGGGAATAAATTAAGATAACTCCTTCTGAATTAATGATGCTATCACATATGTTTTTTATCTTTCCACTGTATTTACCAATCTCTTCTGGAGAGAAAATACGACCATACTCATCTGTTTTATACTCAAAATCGCCTCTGAACATAGGGGAATTAGATTCTTTAAACTTCATTAACCTAGATAATCCTGCTTTACCAACCAAATCTTTTGGATCTACTGCAGTATCAGTAATGCGGTTGTCAGGATACACCATATTTAATGCTTCCAATGGTCTTTGAAGAAGAGTATATCCAAAAGCTTCCATATTTTCAAAATCAGGCATTTTACGTCCAGTTTCTTTACCGACATTTTCTTTCAAATGATTGATAATATAATCATAACAGGTTTGTTGTACGGAACCACAATGTGTGAGGAAAATACTTAACATTTCAAGTGGTTGTCTTATAGCCATTCCATTTAACTGAACACTTGGCTTAGGAATGGAGCTATATGTATTGGTTGGAGAAAACTCAGCAGGCCAAATCCTGAAAGGAAATGTATACGGATTTTCTCCTCTTACAAATGAGACATAACCAATTGCTTTTCTCATTAATAATTCTTTTCCAGTTTCTTCTCCCTCATCGTTAACTTTAAATGATCCATCAGCATTAAACACCTCGCGGGCAGAAAACTTCGATCTTCCATCATTTACATTGAGTAGACTAAGTAACCATACAATTTCCTTATAACTGTTATACATTGGAGTCGCTGACAAAAGTAATAGTCTCATATTTTTTACATTACTTACAAGTTTTTCTAATTCAACTGCGACTCGTTTATCTTTATTGTCATCTGTCATTCTAATATTATGAACCTCATCAATAATTATTAGTCGATTACCAAAAAGTTTTTGAAGTTTTCTTTTCATAAGTGCATTTTTCTTTTCAGGGGATAGATCGCTATCAACAGCAGCTTTTTTATTAATATAATTAGCAAACTCTATGTAACCTAGAAATAAGTAGGATGTTGATATTATCCTTTTGACTTGACTAATGACTTTTTCTCTAGGTAACCCCTTCATGTTCATCGGATTAATTTCAGCTAAAAACTTGTTTCCAGTACATGCCTTTATATTCCACAAACCATCTACTTCCTTAAGCCTTCTCTCATCAAACAATTGCAGTTTAAAGTTTTCCTGAACATTTGGAGATGCAACAACAATTATTCTTTGAGCTATATCCATTTGTTTTAAATATGCTCTCATCTCTTCAGAAACGCTTATAGCAGAACATGTTTTACCGCTACCAAGACCATGATATAACAACAAACCATTATATGGTGTCTGAAATGATAAAAAGTTTCTTACAAACATCTGATGTGGAGCAAGCTCAAACTCGGCATTACATAATTTGTTTGAAACTTCCTCAATTTCTTTAGAAGAATCTGGTTTTTCATACCTAGTGTCATAAAACTCTTTACGCTTGCTAATTTTAGATGCAAATTGCGGATCATCCAAAGATGGATAGAGATATGAATATTCTGTCTCTTCTCTAGATATCTCCTCGCGATTCTTAAGTTCTAATTCGACTAATTGTTCATTTGCCATTCCCTTATCAATTATAGGATTTGGATCACTCATCTATATACTCTAAAGACAGATTCTATAATTTGTCAACAAATCATTTGCTCTAGTTAACACCTCCTGCTTCTCTAAATTATATGGCCTTATAATTTCATTTGCCTCATTATAGGTTACCCATCTAACCTGACTTACTTCTGTCTTTTGAAAGTCATTGCTAATACCATCATCGTCATTCATATATGCTACATAGTAACAATGTTTGTACGACTTGTAGTTAGAACCAGTAAAAACCTCTTCAAAGGGCTGTACATTTTGAATAAGCTTAATAGAAGAAGAACTATATCCCGTCTCTTCTTCAAACTCTCGAATCGCACAAGAAATATCTTTTTCTTGATAATTCCTTCGACCCTTTGGAAATCCCCATTCTGGCAAATCCCACTTTGTCGTAGACTCATTTATTATTGTTTCTATTGTGTAATACTGATCATTGCTCATAATTCCATTTGTTAACCTAGTAAACTTATCTCTTGATATTCTTTCCTCACCTCTATACTGAATCCCAATATTCTCACCCCAAAGATCCTTCCATAGAGAGTCAAAATCCATTGTTCGAATCTTTTCTCTTTCAGCGATCGTCATTTCGTTGAAAATATTCCTAATATATGATGGATCGTGTGTCTGATATTTCCCTCTCATAAAATCTACAAACCCAAGTGAGTCTTTCCTACAGATCATAAGATATTTAAGTTTCTCACCATCTTTCTTAAAAACAATCATACCTGTACTAGTAATTGGCTTTCTACATTGATGAAATGCATGTCCTGTTTCTCCACAATTATTGCAAAAGTTATATGCGCGTGACATAATAGTTATATGTTAATATCCTGATCTTTTTATATCTCTTACAGTAATGACGTTAGATCCAAAGATTTGGGGACCTCACTATTGGTTCGTTCTACATACGATTGCACTTTCATATCCACAAGATCCCACAGAGGTTATTAGAAAAAAGTTTTATGACTTCTATCAAAATCTTCCTTTATTTATCCCAATTGAAGAAATAGGGAATAATTTTAGTAAGTTTTTAGACAAATATCCAGTTACACCTTATTTAGAATCAAGACAATCATTAGTAAGATGGACAAACTTTATTCATAATAAAATAAATACTGCTCTTAATATGCCAACGCTTACACTTGAGGAAGCACTTTCTAGCTACTATGAACATTACAAGCCGAGAGAAGTTAAAGATAATATTGACAGAAAAAGACGCGAGAAAATTGCGTTTGCTATTTTTGTTGTTATTATTTTAGGTGCAGCAGTATTCCTTTATAAAAAATAAATATCTCTAACGTAGATATATAATGGCACGTGGTACAAGAAAACGTAATCATTCTAAACATGTAAGAAAAACTTCCAAAAATCAATCGCAAGATGAAGCAGGAAGAGCAATTGCTGCTGGTGGGTTTGGTTGTGTTTTCAAACCTGCAATCAATTGTGGGAATAGGGTTATCGCAAAAAAAATGCAGAAAAATGGATTCGAATACATTACAAAGGTAATGATTGCTCGATATGCTCGCGAAGAAATGCTTGAGGTTAAAAAAATACTTCCCATTGTTAAAAAAATACCACACGAAAAAAGATATTTTTTACTAGATGGAATCTTTGAATGCAAAAACTTTGGACCATTAAGCGCAGAAGATAAAATCGATTTCAATTCAAAATGCAATAACTTGGGCAAAATTGGTATTAATGAAAGCAATGTTAACAAGAAAATTAGATCATTATCGGCTATCTATATTCCTTATGGAGGAGAAAGTGTATCTAAAATAATGAAAAAGTTTGCTTCAGACTATAACAAAGATGAAAATCGTCCTCCTCTTCTACGAAAAATTGGGTTAGTAACTCTCGCAATGGCCGATGTATTAGAAAATGCAGTCGTTCCGATGAATAACCTTGGATTAATACATCTCGATCTAAAAGGTGATAATATGCTTTTAAATGCAGACGTATTAGAAGATGAAAAAATGCCATATATTAAAATTATTGACTGGGGTCTTGCTGGTACTATTTCAGGTAATAATATTCCTGATGCCGCACGCGATCGCCCATTACAATTCAATGGACCATTCTCGAATATTCTATTTAATTATAGTCTTGTAAAATCAATCGTTACTGACGACTGTTATGGTGGAGAAATTAGCGAAGCCCAAATTAATTCTATTGCCACACGTATTGTTGTTTTAATGGTCGATGATTGGGCTGGTCACGCTAAATATATTTCTAATGATTTGAACAATTTTCTCCTTCCATATTCACGTACAAAAGGTAATAAGTCTACACTTAATTCAAACGCAGACTGTACTACAGAAGCACTTACTATTATCGCAGAATATATTGCACCTATTTTAAGAAAATACCTTACACGAAACTCAAACGGTTTACTTGGATGTTCATTCAATGAGAAAGCATATTTTCAGGAAGTATACAGATATAATTGCGATGTCTGGGGGTTACTAACAACATTTCAAGACTTTATTGGACGAATGACAGCCTCATATTCTAGGTTTCGCAATTTACCATTATCCAGAGCTATGTCAAATATTCTGTTCAAATATTGTTTCTCCCCTACATATGCAGCTGAACGTATACCAATTAATAGCGTTATTAGTGACATGAAAAATATAGCTATTATGTGTAAAATTAATAAGGATCCTTCGTATTATATTCCATCCACACCGGTTGTTGCAAAAATCAATCGTCCCCCAGGTCTTAAAACGATTTCCCCTGCTGATGAAAGACAAAGTATTAGCTTGAATGGCAAGAAAAGATGCCCAAAGGGATATAAGAAACATCCAACAAAACCAGGAAAGTGTAGAAAGACCGTGAAGAAGGGTAGCAAAAAGAAGGCTAGTCCAAAAAAGAAGACTACTTCAAAAAAGAAATCTACAAGATATGAATTAATGCCACTGTCTCTAGGTAGAAAAAGATGTCCTAAGGGTTATAAAAAGTTAGCTGGTGACGGAATCATACATAGAATTGTGTGTGCTAAAAAATAATTATGATGATATAACATTTTATCTAGCAATATTATATCATGAAAGTTGAATTACTTGTATTTGCAATAACAGGTTTTTTTATAGCTAACACATATTACGATGGCAAGTATATGGCTATCCTCAAATCATGGAAAAAATATTATCAGATGATGGGAATTGGATTTGCAGGTTTATCTGCCTACTTATTTTTTAAAAAGTACCCGTCTGATACTCGCACACTTCTCTCTTCAGCTAGTGGTGTTATACGACATTTGCCAGTAGATAAAACCGCAGGCGATTTATTTGAACCATTTCTTCAACTTACCAAGGCAACAGGTAACATGGATTTTTCAAATGAAGCTCAAAAAATAAGACAATCTGGTGCAGGAGAAGGAGCAAGTACTAAGAGATGTGTAAGCGAAACTAAAAAGAAATATGTTGCTGCTCAGCAAGGATGGAAATGCGGTAGATGTCAAAAACAATTACCTGCATGGTTTGAAGTTGATCATACAGTAAGACTAGAACATGGAGGATCTAACCATGTTGATAACTTAGTAGCTCTTTGTAGAGATTGTCACGGAGAGAAAACAGCACTTGAAAACCTCTAGATATACAGAGTTTAGAGATGAAAATGCCTTTATTTTTCTTTGGTTAACTTATATGATACCCAAAGTAAAAGAATATTATCATGACGGTATGGCAGTCGTAGTTACAAATCCAAAATATTACGCACTGGCATGCCTTATTGAAATGGTCATTATGATTTTAATAATATACAAATGGAGTCCATTTAAGATTAGCGAAAATCAACCTGCGTTAGCGAATATATTAATTCTCATGTTTGGGTTTATGCAAATGATGTCATATTTTTTTGTTAAAAATAAGAACATTCTTAAAGAAAACGGTATTGATGTAAAGCCTACGCTATTTGATCTGTTCATTAAAGTTATCTTCACTGTGGTAACAATTTGTGCAAGTGTAACAATAATATACGGATTATTGTGGGTACTTACTCACTTCCCATCATTTCAAAACATTTTCACATTTACAGTCGATTTATTAATAGCATGCGGAGTTATAGCTCTTTTATATTTGGTTTTTTTGCCTATGATTAATGCAGGGAAAACAAAAGAGGGTAAAAGCAGTATCCTCAGTCTTCTAGGCGCGTTTATACTATATGCACCATGTGCGATGATTGATTTGGTTGATTGGTTCAAATATCAATACAGTATCACCACAAAAACCGTTTGGCTTGTACTTGCAGCAGAAGCATTCTTTGTTGCTATTAGATTTGTTATTCCAAAAATAACTAGTTTCCTTTTGAATATGAATGGAGAACATTTATTGAGAGATCCAATATATTTGAGTGAACAAACAACATTGGGCAGTTATGATATACTTCATAACAATGATAAAAATGGTGATAATATTCGTAATTATCATTACAGTATATCAGCATGGTTTTGGATTAATCCACAGCCTCCCAATACAAGAGCATCTTATACCAAATACACCAATATATTAGAGTTCGGTGGTAAACCAGCACTTGAATACAATGGCTTAGAAAATACATTACGAGTAAAATGCAATATTAAAGGTGATACTGATGTTGTAATATATGAAACCGATGACATTCAATACCAAAGATGGAACAATATAGTTATTAATTATGATGGTGGTAATATGGATGTTTTTATAAATGGACAACTTGTAGGTTCTAGACCGGGTGTTGCACCATACATGACATTTGAGAACATCAATGTTGGTGCTGAAAACGGTATTGAAGGTGGGATATGTAACGTGGTATACTATCATGATATATTGCAGGCTAGACAAATAGACAATGTATACAGAGCTCTAGGAAGTATGCCTAACCCAGTGCTTTAGATAATTTCTGTTTGTATTATATAATAATGGCAATCGTCAAGACCGTACTTATTGTTCTTGCTGTACTAGTTGTTTTATATCTAGTGCTCAATTTCTTTTTCAAAAGTTCCACAAGCCTAACTACTATGCAAAGTGGAACTGAAAAACAGGTTATTGAGGCAAGTACTTTGCCTAATAATAATAACACCAGCAATTACACATATTCTATGTGGTTCTACATCGATGATTGGAATTATCGTTTTGGAGAACCCAAAGTATTACTAGGTAGAATGGATCAAGATAATCATCCTTCCCCTTCGGTGGTTTTAGGAGCAATGGAAAATGATATTACTATATCTGTTGCTTGCTATCCTCAAGACCAAACTACCGGGGTTACTACCGACCGCTCTATCGTACATAAATGTCCTATTAAGAATATTCCTCTTCAAAGCTGGGTTAATCTTACAATTAGTTTGTATGGCCGCACTCTTGATGTCTATATTGACGGCAAGCTAGTTCGCACGTGTGTACTCCCCGGTGTTGCAAAAGTTAACCCTGATGCTAATATTCAGGTAACACCTATGGGTGGATTTAGCGGATGGACTTCTAACTTTGAATACTGGGACGATGCAACCAATCCCCAGCAAGCCTACAACATCTACAAAGCTGGTTTCGGTGGTAGTATGTTAGGAGATCTATTCAACAAGTACCGCATTAAGATCAGCTTCCTTGAAGATAACCAAGAACAGGGCAGTTTCGAGATCTAAATACCTATTACTCATACCTACAATTTATCTTTCATTAGTATATAGATATGAGTTCACAGTTTTCAAGGGTATCTGATACAGGAGGACAAAGCAGTTTTAGTAGTTTCTCATCAAATAAATACATGGCAGGAACAAAAGAGTTTCTTGAATCTAATAGCATTGTAGCAAAGTTTGCTTTTCTATTGCTTGTACTGTTATTATTTGTAATGGCTCTACGTTTAGGGACATCAATTATGTCATGGATTTTCTCTCCATCAACCGATCCTATTTTGATTAATGGTATGGTTGATGCAAAACAAATGATGCGAATCCCCCAAGATCCATCTGTAAATGGGGCTATCCCTATTATGAGATCCAAAGGATCTGACGAAGGTTTGGTTTTTACATGGTCCGTGTGGATTAATATTGATGACCTTCAGTATCGCCAAAATGAGTACAGACACATCTTCCATAAAGGAAATGATGATATTAATGTAACTAAAGCTCCTATTGGCATGAATCAGCCTAATAATGCACCAGGACTTTATATTGCCCCCGGCACTAATGATCTTGTTGTTGTAATGAATACATTCGAAAATATTAACGAAGAGGTAATTGTTAAGGATATTCCCATTAATAAATGGCTCAATGTTATTATTCGCGTTGATGAACAACATAAACTTGATGTTTACATTAATGGTCGCCTTGTTCGTCGCCATATTTTAAAGAGCGTCCCTAGACAAAATTACGGTGATGTATATGTTTCCATGAATGGAGGATTCTCCGGTTACACTTCCAGTCTTCGTTACTTTAACACCGCTATTGGACAAAATCAAATCCAATCTATTGTTGATAACGGTCCTTCTTTGAAAATGATTGGTAGCAATATGGATGATGCTAAGCCAAGATACCTATCACTTAGATGGTTCTTTGCAGGAAACGGAGATATGTATAATCCATCTGCATAATTAACTTGATAAATTATTATTACAATTTATCAATTATAAATATTTACGAAATATTGATTTTATTGCTTTTTTGCTGCACGTATAGACATCATTCGCCACATCTTCAAGTATCGTCAATGAAAATGATGAGTATATTCCATTGAGAAACTGACATGATGCGTGGAGGTATGTTGAGTCATCCACGACGGTTGCTGCTAGTGGGTCTTCGGGACCACCTAACGCCATAATTTGTGCAAAGGCTGCAACCAAGGTTCCATCTGTACATAAATAATTATAGGCGATATCATTAAAAGATGTCTTTAATATCGATTTGATTTGACTTTCAAAATGATCTTTTATGCACGGAGAGGAGCCATATGTCATTATTTTAATCCGAGGACCAAAATCAACAATTAACCCATAACTAGGAGTGGCATTGATTAGCGCACTCTGTGCACTGTATGTAGCATAACCTACAACATGATCTCGATAGTCTCCATCTCCTTTTAATCGTGCTTGAATTATAAGTTCATTAATAATTTTAACATTCGTTTTTTGCGTTTCATTTAAATCGTTCCAGTAAGTACTTCCAGGATAATACTGTTTAATACTTGGGTCAAAATCTTCATTGACACCATCACTTTCAAGAGTCTCTCTTTTACCAACTAATATTACACTACCGTTTTGATTGTCCAAACTGGATTTGAGACTGCGCATTGCTAGGTATGCTTGTTCTCCAAACTGGTAATATGTGGGACACTGTCCACATGGTGTTCCTTCTGCAGTATTATTAGCTCTTCTTAGAAGAGCTCTACGAACAGCAATACTTTGGGCACCCACAGTTGCACCTACAACATAATGGTTTTCAATATCACTTGTACTTCCGCCTGTAAATATAAGACGACCTGCACCTGCACCGCCGCGATTAGATGGTCTAAAGTTTGACACACGTTTTTGATAAAATGAAGGTCCTGGCATTATACATATGACTTAGATTATGTATAATGAATTATATCATGACCTATTCTCTCAAATTAGGATTTACGCAAATGTCTCTGGATGGAAAAATATCCCCTGACATACACATATCACCTTCATTTACTTTTAAACAACTTCTGAAACCTCGATCCTCTCCAATATAACAATAACCGGATTTGTGTGCGCCTGCATCACGCTGTGTTGCACTGGTAGAATCATCGGGTTCTGGTACATTATTTTTTTGTTTCTGTGTTGCATTATCTAACGCATCTTGTGTAGTTTTACTAGGATCATCGATTCTGTTAAACTGCACACCCTTTACACCAACGCTTTTTTCCAGAAGTGTTACAGCATCATCTACGGTACCTGCAGCAACATCAACTCCTAGCTTTGCTCCTTCTGCGGTAACATTTACAGTCTTCTTAACTGTCTCGCCGACCCCAAATCCTAGAGCAGACAAGAATGGTCCCAAAATCCCCTTTGTGGTATCAGTTGCTTTTCCAAGTGCAGAAAAAATATTAAATCCTAAAAAGGAAAGAATTAAAACAATAAGAGCATATTTACCTATTTGCATCCAATTAATTCCGGATGATTCTTCACCAATACTGTCGGTTGCTTGCTTAACTGTATCAGTAATTGTCATTTTAATGTTTGGCGAACTAGCTACATCCATTGAGGGTGATGCTATATTTGGTGCACTTGTGACTACAATAGTATCGTCCATCTATATATTACTGCTCACATTATTGTTTAATTATCTGACCATATTGTATACTCAATGCCTAGAACTAAACGTCGGAAATCTCAAAAAAAACGTCGAACTCGAAAAAAGGCACCAAAGCAAAGGGTTGATATAATTCTCTCTAGTGCTGCACGTTCAATTGCGGGTAATCAAGTAATATTACGTTTAGCTGATAGAGTTATAGATAATCCTAGTTCAAGGAATATGAAGAGATATTCTAATGCTGTAGCATCTTTACTTCAAAGTAAAGCTGATGCTGGAAAATCTTATGCTCCATCTATTAATAAAAAATTAACAAGCATTCGTAGTCAAAAATATAATGATATTTTTGGTTGCGGTGCCGAAAGTGAATTGGGAAAAACACGAGCATTTAATAAATTAATGATTAAATCAAAAGGTAAATGTGTTTCTGCATCTTCGGAAGAGGGTAGAGATATATTGCTTAAGAACTTCAAAAGTGAAAAAAATCTTCGGTGTTCTTCTATGATTGCACCTATGCAAAGTCATTCTAATTGCTGGTTTAATACAATGTTTATGTGCTTATTTGCTAGCGATAAGGGTAGAAAGTTTATGAGATTCTTCAGAGAAATGATGATAAAAGGAGTGACATCATCAGGGAAAAAAATAACTCCACCGGAATTAAGTGAAGCAATGATTTTATTCAACGCATCTATTGACGCGTGCTATAATAGAGGTAATAATTCAAAAAATATAGGACTTGCGTTAAATACAAATAATATTATTACTAGTATTTATTCTTCTATTGCAGGCGATCTTGAAGGAATAAAAGATATAGATCAATTTGGAAACCCATATAAGTTTTATAGAGATCTCATGATGTATCTTGGCAGTGAAAAAGCAGTGCGGGTTGAAAAATTAGATCATACATCGGATGTAGATAATTTTTTATCTATGGCCGGCTCTTCAACATCAGATCCAGATGTGGTTATAATAACATTATCTGATTTTGGAGGTTCAGAATTGGCTCATCCAGAAGATATTAAAACAATAAAACCAGTTGTTATGTTTAATGGTCATAAATATAAACTTGACTCGGCGATATGTCGAGATATAAGTAAAAACCATTTCTGTTGTGCAATAACTTGCAACAATAAACCTATGTTATTTGATGGAAGTGCTTTTTCTAGATTAGTTAGTAGAAACTGGAAAAATTGGATCAACAAAGATTACGAATGGAGCACTGGAGATACAAATCTCCAATGGAACTTTAAACGCGGATATAGTATGTTATTTTATTACAGATCTACCTAGTTCCAGTAGTCATCATTTTATTCATCATTTCAAGTCTCTCTCTCGTTTTATCTATATTACTTCTTTCCAATCCATTAAAAAGATAACTAGTTGCTGGTTCCTTCTCATTTTTCTTAATTTCTCGATATACAGTATTAATTTTGCCTACTATATTCATAATAACCTTTTTATCATTCCATATAGGTATTGACATATCAACTTTTTCTGTTAAAAGTGAAATACAATTATAGATCAGGTATTTTCTTCGTTTAGCTACTCCGGATGTATAACGTAAACAAAACATATCTAATAATGCTTCTACAATCTTAGAAGTAGTAGGACAACCATTCTCTTCTGTACGTGCTTTTATGATATCCCATACTACCCAAATACTGTCTTTGTTATATTTATCTTGTACGGAACACCAAGTTCTTCCTTCAGCAACAAGTGGATGTTTATTTTTTCTACAAATTGCGTCAAACTCAATTAACCACTCAAGCCAATAACATGCAGAATAACCGTTTGAAGACTCTTTGGAAAGGTGGTAAGATAATTCATTTATAGCTATAAATAATTCTTTAGGATCTTCTTTTTTAAAACCAATATTAGCATAACTAACATTTGGTGCTTTTAATTTGGTTGAAACAACTGCCATTGAAAACTCTTCTGACTTTTTAATCTTTACTGCAGAAAAACTATGTTTTTTTCTAGCATAACAAAGTGTTGCCATCACTTCTGCAAATAATTGTCTGATCTTGCTATTATTTCGTAATGATAATTCATTTCCAACATATCCATTACACATAATCTCCTTAAAAGCTTCCATTCTAAGAGAAATGTATAATGGCAATTTGGGAGATCCAAGATGAATATGTCTTGAAACATAAGCAATAACAGTTTCCCATAATTCAATGAAATGTCCTGAACATATTAATTCTGCGGACCAATAACATGCAGGCTCTACTTTTGTTGCAATAATGCTATTTAATAACTCTCTTTTTACTAGTGTCTTTTTAAAACTAGAAAAACTTATAGTGCGAAACTCTTTATCTGTCCTAACATCATTTATTTCATATAAATCCATATATACCATCAAATCACACAAAAAAAATAGCATCAATACATATACAATGGCTCGTGGCAACATACAATCAATATTAAGAATCTGGAAGAAAAGTACGACTATCGAAAAAATATTCTATATTTGTCTCGTCGTTATTGGAGTATATATAATTGGTACTTTTGGAAATAAGACAATTGAAAACTTTGAACAAAGTGCTCGATTTATTACAAAGCGTGGTCCTGAAATATATGATGACTTCTATGTCAGTGTATATGATGATCTTTTGTTCAATGAGTTCAAGAATGATTATGAAATCGGCCAAATTATAAATAGAACTAGCCCCACAGCACAGTCAACAATTCTTGATATTGGATCAGGAACCGGTCATCATGTTGGGTTACTTTCTCAGAAAGGGTTCAAATGTCAGGGTATTGATAATGCACCTGCGATGATCAAAAAATCTAAGGAAAATTACCCTGATTGTACATTTACACTAGGAGATGTCATGAAAAGTATTCAATTTCAGCCAGGACAATTCACCCATATCACATGCATGTATTTTACAATCTATATGATTAAAGACAAACGAACTTTTTTTCAAAATTGCATGAGCTGGTTAAGACCAGGCGGACATTTAGTACTTCATCTTGTTAATAGAGATAAGTTTGATCCTATTCTTCCTGTTGCAGATGTCCTTGCGAAAATTGATCCTCAAGATTACGCTGATAAACGGATCACATCTACTAAAGCTGCATTCAATAACCATCTATATGAGGCTAATTTCGAATTAAAAGGAGATACTGGTTATTTCAAGGAAAAGTTTTTAGAAAAGAAGGGAAATAATGTAAGACAGAATAATCATGAACTCTATATGCCATCTCAAAAAGAGATATTATCCATGGCAAGCGCATCCGGATTTATTCTGGTTAGTAAAACTGAAATGAAAAAAATTAATTATAACAATCAATTTATCTATGTATTACAAAAACCACGCTAAGCGTTGTATTTGCTTACTTAAATTGTCATTAATACCTAATGTTGCAATATATCGCATTAGGTATTATCCTATTCATTATTTCTGTTTTTATAGTCATACGTCTTAAGTTTCAATTCTGGGCGATTCAGCCAGTGTTTCACATATATGATCTCAATCATTGGATATTTACTAACAAAATTATTGATAATGATCTTCCAAAAATAAATAAATATGTAAAATTATTGGATATTGAAACATACGACGTTAAGAAAGCGCCCAAAGAACTTGTTGTAAGAGCATGTGATTTTTTAGCCCAACATTTCCTAAGATCCAAATATATGGATTATATTCCTAAAGAATCGCATATAATGGATTATTTATCTACTCAAATAGGTGTGTCATTTATTAGCGTTTATGGTACCCCAACCAAACTTTATACGGAGACAGATATTATAAATGATCGAGATATAGAAGGGGTTATTACTTGTAGACCTATGCACGTGAATCTTAAAGATCAAAAACCATTTGTTGTTAATTATGTTGATAATTTGTGTGTTCACCGTGAATCTCGAAAAAAAGGTATTGCTCCGCGTCTAATACAAACACATAACTATCATATTCGTCATCTTAACCAGAACGTCAAGGTATGTTTATTTAAGAGAGAAGGCGATATGACTGCAATTGTACCGTTAACTACATATAAAACAATTGGCTATGATATTAATAATATTCCTGATCTAAAAGTTAATACCCTTGGTGCATCTATTATTAAAATTAGTAACACTAATTTCATTGCATTTAAAGAGTTTATGAAAAAACAATCCGAAAAATATACATGCTCAATAACAAGTGAACCTCAGACTATATTGGAATTAATTAATAAACAACATCTAATCATCTATTCTATGATTATTGAAAATGAAATTGTTGCAACATATGTATATCGAAATAGCCCTTCATATACTGAAGGTAAAAAATGTATTGAGTTGGTTGCTTCAGTAAACAATGCGCCATTTGAAGATATATTCTTCTCTGGATTTTGTTCTACAGTTAGACGCCTAAATAGAAAATGGAAAGCAGAAAAAATATTTGTTGAAACTACTGCTGATTCTGGGATACTGGAGAATATTTTAACAAGAAATGGAGTGATATATGACACTTCATGTCCTACTGCTTTCTTTTTTTATAATTATGCAAATTATTCTGTAAGCCCAAAAGATTTATTAATCATTTATTAAACTATCTTGTATACTTACCTGCTCTTGCAAATGAATCTATTACAAAAATAATAAATACACCCAAGAATGAGTAGAGGATTACCTCTTCGGTAACACTACCCGTCTTAATTTCTCGTTGTTCCTCTAAAAGATGGATCATATAATCTAATTTATCAATTAGTTCATCTCTATGCACAGTTGGTCCATTATTGGCACGGTCATAATATGGAACAAATTGTTTATAGTATTCTTCACTGGCAAGACTTGGAATATTCTGAAAACTTTCTAGAGATACAGGGGAATCTGATGATTCTGAATTACCATGAGGCTGAACAACCTGATCTTGCGAAGAGTCCCGATCTTTAGTTCGTTGAACACCTGCTGATTGAGGTGGTGCAAGATAATCTCCCATGTTACTAGATTCAGAATTATCCATTCCATCAAACCCTATTTCTTTTCTCATACTTTCAATCTTGCCGTTTGATCCCCCATATCTTTTGATAGTTTTATTATGTGATCCACGACCATTTCGTTTTTTGTCGATTAAACTATCTGATTGATTGGTAAAACTTTCATTTACTGGGGCTGCACAAAATGCTAAAGAAGTCATATCTATAGAGAATTGAGATATTATATTTTAGCATACAGCCTCAAATGCACTAGGATAAAAATGTCTCCTAACTATATACAATTATGAAGCAACATATTGATATAATGATTATGCTTATAGTCGCATTCCTTATGTTGACAAAACCAAATGTCTTGGTTGACTTCTCCCAAACAACCTTTGGGAGATTCATCTTACTTTTAGCAGTCATTGCAACTACTCTTCATTCTACTTTTTCAGGATTATTCGTTGCTGCCTTATTTGTTTTTCTTTACGAATCTGTATTCGAAGGTATGGAGAGCAATACTACTGTTCAAGAAAAAGCAGATAAATTAAACAGTGATTATAAAGATATTTTAGAACTAAGAAAGGAACATTGTAAAAAAAATAATGGTGATACTCTTTTCACCAACTCAGAAGGAGAAACTATGACACTTGATGAAGTAAAAGATAAATACCCTCATTTTACATTTGATGAAAAAACATGCATTAATCCTTGTGATGAAGGATGTGTTGTTTCTGTTACTGAAGGATTCGAACAATTATCGGTAGAAGAGAGACTCAGACCAAAGCAATCCAGTGAACATGCAACACAGAGATCTAAAGATTTTGTACAAGAAGGCTTTTAAAATATCATTACATATTATCAGTAATGCCAGTTAGTATATTATCAATTGATAACACAATTCTTCTTCTATGCATTCTCATTATAGCCGTATTAATCAGCTTTCTTAAAAGAGAACCAGAGCCATTTAAAAATATGATCGATGGTGGTCGAAGTTTTTATAATAAACACCAGCGGTTAGTGAGAAAGGCACTTGAAGATACAAGTAAAACTATTACAGATCGAGTCATAACCAAAATGCGTCTGTCTGGATTTTAATCTATCTATATCTTAATGGAGTTCAAAAAAACTATGAATCATGCCATGGCAACGTTAAACAATAGTCCCATATTAGCAGGTTTAGCCATGCTGATGTTGAATATTGGTTCAAAATATGTTGAAATCGGTCTGTCAAAAACTCAAGAACAGGCTCTGCGCAATGGAATTGCAAGAGAATTACTCATTTTTGCAATGGTATTTATGGGAACTAAAAATATCGTTTTGTCTATCATCATGACCGCATCATTTATTATTCTATCTGAATACATATTTAATGAAAAAAGTCAATTTTGTATTATTCCTGGATATATGCGTCGCATATCAATGGAGGTTGATTTGAATGGTGATAATGTTATTAGTAAAGATGAGGAAGAAAAAGCAATCGCTATCTTACAAAAAGCAAAGCATCAAAAGAAGAATAAAATACAGGCAGAGTTTGTATCATATTTGCCTTCTCAGCAATTTGCGTCTATATAATTCTATATTATCTTGAAATAATTACCTCAATATAATATAACACATGAGTACCATTACAATCAAATTAAATACAAAAGGTGATGCAGTTAAGAATGATATTACATTCAGGCCATCTATGGTGAATCCCAATATGAAAGCGACCACAATATATATGCCGCCTACATTTAAGCTATCCGATTCTCTAATTAAAAAAGCTGTTAAGGACTCTACCTCCATAGAAGAAGTTCTTACAACGCCTTCTATGTTTCAATCGTTACTTCGGTATAGTACTGATAGAGCAAAAGGCTATAAACGCATATCATTGCAAGAAGCACAAGAAACAGGTATAATAGATAGCAATTATACATTTATGCAACAACTATGGCTTAAAAAAGGTCAGCGGATTTTCATTGATGATAGAGCATATGATATCATAACCGCTAAAATACAGAACAAAACCTTTCCATCTTCTAACGATAATGTTGCGTTTACAATGACAGTTGATATACGTGTTATTCAATCAAAAAGAAACAGTATTATTAATCGTACTAAAATGTCTTGTGACGATAAAAGAAGCTATATAAATGACTTATATGAAGAACTATATGGCATACCATTCTTTGGTTACAGAGATCCTTCAGTTAAACAAGGTAATGCTCCTGTTATGTATTCAAGTGCTAAAACTGGAATCGCTACAGGAAAGTCGCCTGGAAAAGATAAACCCAAAACAAATCCTTATGCACCATATGGTGCTGTAAATGGTGTTGCTCCATACGGAATGATGCCTGCTGCTATTCCTATAGCATATCCATATCCATCTGCGCCTCCCGCTCCAAGCCGTGGAGGTAAAAAGAGAAAAAAATCTACGAGAAGAAGACGCCGTAAACGCAAATCTAGCACTTCAAAACGTCGCGCCTAAATCCTTCTCTCAGCGACGAAGGTATCATATTAAAGTCTACTAATCTCGTATTTCTTTCAAATCTCTCTTTTGCACCTTTCTCTTTTTCCATTTTTTCTTTGAATAATTCTTTATCATTATAAAGTTTCAGAGCGGTTTTAATACCACACTTGGCAAACACTCCTGGGATATCATCGCTCTTATCCCCACAGACAATTTTACAGAACTTGTCACAATCTGCGCTACCTGTTGCATTTTTACTTTTTGTAATATCTTGGTATTTGAGATTATATATATGTACATTCTTATCAGCTAATTGCAAATAGTCCATATCACTTGTAATAATCCATATATTTGCATTTTCAACGCTTTCTTTGATTCGCTCAACCGTTAAAGCAACACAGTCATCTGCCTCAAGTCTGGGATATGCTACAATTGAATTAACACCGGCCTCTTCAAACAAACTATCATATGCCATTTTAAAGAAAGGACCTCCTTGAAATCCGTCGTCTTTATCTCTACTCTCTTTGTAGGAATCCATCAGATCATATCTCCAAATATTTTTGCGAGGACAATCCTTGCCTACAATAACTATTGGATTATCTATCTTAAGTTTTTTCTTTATTTCCGTAATTTTATCTATAAATGTTGTTGTAAACTTATCTACAAACTCGCTGTTTTCTACTGGAATACCCAATGGCTCATCTTTTTTTGCTAATCCCCACCATTGCATTAATGCAAAATATCTATAAAAGCAAAAGTAGCTTCCGTCAATCAGAAGAAAGTTAGTCATCTTTTTTAATGAAATAGATCACTAACCGTTTAAATCATTCAATTTTCCAACATTAAATTGTTGTATTTACGCTGTGTCATGCGTTCACTTTTTTCAATGATACTTTCCAATACGTCATATGTCATATTTCCATGTAGTTGAGTATTGTCTAATGTCATATTACAACCACCAGTTGAAACTGCTGAAATATCTATATTATATATACCACTTTTGATTGCAGCATGAACAATTCTCATAATATTATCATAATTTGTGTTACTTGGTAAATGAAGATGAATGCTGATTTTATCCAAAGGTATATTGCGATCATTCATACCTTCAATAATTGATACAAATCTCCACCATTTTAGAGTTCCCATTGTATCTGACAAACATACCTCAGTTACATCACTCATACACACGTAATCGTTTATATTGTGAATAATTGTATTTATGTTTAATTTTTTCTTGCTAACTGGACATTCATCTACGCATGATAAATACACTTTTGCACTTTTAAATGGCAGTATTCTTAGTGAATTATTTATAACAGATCTCGTTTTGGCAATACTCATTCTGACATTCTTTTTTTGAAAAGCATCTGATACAGATGACATAATAGAAATGTGTTTTACGCCAAGCTCATGAGCTTGAGCAAACCGTTCAAACTTTGGTGGTATCAACATAAAAATCTTGGGGTTTAAATAACCTGATTCAATTACATAATCACTGGTAAACTTAAATAATTCTATTGATGTTGACATTTGCGGAATTGCTTTATCGGAAACAAGTGAACCTATTTCGATAGATGATGGATTATATTTGGTAATAATATCTATTGCCATATCCTTCTTTTTTTCTAGAGGTATGAATGTTTTTACTGATTGCAAACCATCTCGCATTGTAACATCAAATAAGCGCAGTCCATATCTAGCGAATGCAGGTCTCATATTGTATTTCATAATAATATAGTCTTTAACTAATTATGAAAATTATTACAGGATACTATCACATTCTGAAGTCCCTTGTCCCATATTCAGACCTAAATAGTATAGGTGGTCATTTATACTTGTTAAACTCCATTGATAAGAGCATGTTGCATCTTCATTCCCGCTACATTCTAACAGCGTAATTGTATTATCGGGTTCGTAATACTCTCCTGATATATGAGTAAAGCGTTCGTGCATAGGAGAATGCGGAACAATGTCTTTATGGTGTGTTACGCGATTTCTATCTTTGACAATTGTAGCATAAAAATCTGCAAATGCAGTATTCCCTACTCTTGGTGAACCATAATTAAACATTCGAATATTCTTTATTCCACTAAGCGATAAATCTAATGCGGTCAAAGTTGCAAGCGCGGCACCCAATGAATGACCAGTAACTAATACTTGATAATCTGGGTATTTTTGAATTAATTTATCAACCTCTGATTTGATTTCAGGAAATACTTCTTGCTCTGCTGCATAAAATCCTTTATGAACCTTGCATGCTGAACAATTTGGGTAGTCTGTTAAAACCGCATCTAAATTGCTTAGCCAGTTGCTTATAGATTCACTTCCTCTAAATGAAACTGTTATTGATTGACTACTTGGTTGATAACCAATATATCCGTGGGTATCATGATTCGTATCAGAAATAGCGTACGTAGGAATAAAGCCATCTAATGGTTCTTTATATTCCCTTGTAAGATAGGTAGACGGACTACAATAAGCTGATTCAGAATGATATAACGTAATGTTACCATATGTCCAATCATATGCAGATGTCAAAGAGAACAAAGAAAAGAGCACTGCTGTCAATGAAAACTTCATTATATTATAAGCATAGATGTATTATCCTTATAATACCTTTTACATATCAAATATATCTCTCTCCCTAATCATATTGGATACCACATCACTAACATGATGCATATAGTTATCTCCTTCTTTACATAATTCATTGCATACGCTTCCACATACAGCAAGAGATAATTGAATCCTACAAAATGCTCTACTTAACTGTAAATTGTAATCTATTAATACACTATTGATTTTATATACAGTGTTAACATCTAATACTGAATCTTTACCAAAAACCTCTTTCCCAACTAAAGCCATTTCACTTAACAGGTGAGTTTTCTTATCCTGATTCATATTTTTATATACCTCAATTGGTTCTACTAAACGTGACAATAATACATTTGCGCCTTCAACATAATCATTGTCAACAAGAATACTTTTGAAAAAATTATAAAAACTATCTTGTTCTTCTTTTGTTACAGATCCAACTATACCAAAATCAATAATTCCTATTTTTCGATTCTCATTTGACCCTGAAAAAAATATGTTACCGGCATGTAAATCTGCATGATATTTTCTATCGTATAAAATGCTCTTCATACTAAATCTTGCTACAAGTGGCGCATATGCTGCTTTCTCGCTGTGCGATTCAATAGAATGCAATCGAGTACCATACAATCTCTCCATAACAATAACTCTTGAATCACACTTAGTAAACTTTTCGTATACAGTTGGAATGTCAACAAACTCCATATTTCTAAAATTACGTTTATATGAAGTTAAATTGTTTACCTCGTTGAAGAAATCTAATTGTTTAATCATATCTTCTCTATTTTCTTCGAATATCGTAGGTAAATAAAGACGTTTTACCCAGGGTAAACAACAAGATATATTAACAATATCTCTCATTTTTGATAATGCATCGTGAAGTTTTTCCTCAATATTTTGTCTTTTTACCTTAATAACAATGTCTTGGTCGTTAAGAGTACCATAATATACAACAGATACCATACCAGCTCTCTCTGGAGTAGTACAATTAATAGTGAGATCGCTATCACATTTTTTATTTAAATTGTTAATAATTTCATTTACATTGTAAATATCATCATCATTAAATGGTGCAGTGTCGTTAAATTGAGATAAATATTTCATTTCATCAATACTAAGTATGTTTGCACCTGCAGACATTGATTGAAATACTTTCGAGTAAATAATATTGAGGTTTGTTAGATAATTTGCTATATTTCTAATACAGTCAATTCTCTCTCGACCAAAAAGATAACACATAGATTGCCATGAAATATATCCAAATGTTTTAATAAATAACAGGGATGTATCAATCATATTATATATAGTTTCAAGTGAGAAAGTCTATATATAATTTATACTAATGATTCAATAAAATGTTTAACACGAGAGAACACCTTATGCATAAGTTTACCTGGTACCTTTTCCATATACAAAGGTACGTCATCTTCTAAATCTAAAATAAAGTCGTAAACAACTTCACCTTTATGGTTATGAACCAATGTTAGTTCCAATTTTGATGAACTTCCAGAAGCAGGTTCACTATTTGATGGAACATTAATATGCGATGGCTTGGTTTCCTGGTTGGTAATTATTGTTGTTGTTCTGCCATTATTTATCATGGTAGAGTTAGAATATATATACTTTTGTGCGAGTCCAAAATCAGCACCGAATCTACAAAACAAAAGTGCCATATTTATCTCTCTAGTTTCTTCATCATATGGACTGAGTGATATACTTTCAATCACATCTTTATTCAATTCAGCCATAAGTGCAAATAACTTGAATCCAATTACTCTATTCAGATCATAATTAGGGTTTACAAGTTGAAAAATTAGTTTAAACTTGATTTTATCATTTTCCTTAAGCATGTATAGATTAACTCCATTTTTATCACTTAATTTAACATATTCATTACCTGATTCTATTGTACAGTTAGACATCTGGTATAGATAATGAATCTTATTCAAATTATTTAACTCAACATAGTTATTATATTAAAATGTTGGTTTACTTACATATCAAGGGAATTATGTGATATTTATCTAAAAACTGATACCTACTTTGTCTAAATAAACACGTTTTTTTTAACTTTTATTCTTAGACCCAGAAATCTTAGTAGAATATACAAAAAAACACCAAAATATTTTAGAGAATTGAAAACAGGGTAAAAAACATGATTTATTTAGAGAGCCTAGAGAAGAAAATAACATTTTTGAAAAGTTTATGAAGGATAGTTATGTAGGACTGAAAAAAAGGCACTATAGAGCAATTAATTTAAAGATTTTATCTCATTTGAGAATAAGAGAAAATGATAGTAAATGGTAGTAATTTAGGAGCTAAAACGAGCCAAAAGGAGCCAGAAGAATATTGTTGTAAAAGTTGTGACTATAATACGTGTAAACTTGCAAATTGGAAACGACATCTTAAGACGAAGAAACACAATGATAGTAAAATGATAGTAAATGGTAGTAAAAACGAGCAAAAAGGAGCTAATTGGATTTGTGACTGCGGAAAGCAGTATAAATATGATAGTGGTTATTACCGACATCGTAAGGTATGTACATGGAAACCTAATCATATTCAGGATGCGAAATCTCTTATGGAATCTAATGATATTTCTAACAAAGATAAGGAAATACAATTTCTTAAAGACGCTTTAGCTGCCAAAGACGAAAAAATGGATAAAATAATAGATACGATGCAGCAAATAATACCTCATATAGGTAGCAATAACAATAGTCACAATAATATATTCAATATACAGTTATTCTTGAATGAAGATTGTGCCAATGCAATGACTATTCAAGACTTTGCAAAAAAACTACAAGTAGATATGGGGGATCTAGATTTAATAAAACGAGATGAATCAAAAGCAATCGCTGGTATGATTAAAAAATCATTATCAGGATTAAGTCAAGTTGAAAGACCAATGCATTCTCATGCACAAAAATGGTATGTAAAAGACAAAGAGGAGGGCTGGGAAAATGATACAACTGGTAAGGCAATACAAGTAGTTAAATCTGGTGCATCAAAACCACTTTCGAAATTAGCCAATCAAAAATATAAATCTGCCCTCATTAACAGTAAGGATGGAGAAGAGTACGCAGATATTATATCAAAAGTGAATGCAGACGTTGACTCAAAATGCAAAAATAAAGTAAAAGAGGCGGTTAGCAGTTTATGTAATATTACTGATTTAGTTGATTAAAACACAACATATAACAATTGCAATTAGAGTGTAATTTTTTTGGGTTGTTCTATTAATTCTACCAAGCCGGGGGTATCTGTTGTATTGATATTAGATATGCGGCAGACGTCGAATTGTAGTTTAGGTATGGACTTGCATTTGTTATTGGATGATTTGATAATACAACAGGCTCGTTTAATAACTTTATTGTGAACTCTGTCATTATTAGGATTGCAAATGACAGCATGAGCACTTGAATAACCGCTGATATGAGCCCAGTAATCATTTGGATTACCATTAACAACAAGTTCCTGATTCTCATTAGCATTTTCACCTACGTAGATTGTATATCCTTCGTATAATATCTCCTTCATTCGATAGTGTATAATATGTATTACAATATCGAAGTCAATTTTTTAAATATCAAGACTGATGCTTGTCTTTTCGCTTTTCTTGCGTCTGTTATTAGATCGTGATGGAATCTTGGTGTTAGACATATCTTTTAGATCTTGAATACTGACAGTACTGCTGTCATTTACGGGAACATTGCGATCATTGCTCACAGTTACCTTTTTTGTTTTAAGATTAGATAGAATATCGGAGATATCTGAAGGTCCCTTCATTTCAGGTCGAGGACCAGATTCTCTTGAAGATCTTACTGGTGCTTGGGGGCCAACACTCTGGTAGTTATCAGTAATGTCAACACCTCCTCCTGTGTTATTACCTCGTGCAGCAGTCATATCAGGACGATTTGTTGGGATTTGAGATCTTTCACTTCTATCAACACGTGTTTTCATAGCTGCAGGAGGTGGTCCAGGTGCAACATTATTTGGTGGTGCTTGACGGCGTTGCTGCTGATCTCCCATAATTCCATTCATAAATCCTCCGAAACCAGGATTATTTTGCCCCATAGATCCAACTGCAGCTTGTGTGAACTGTTGCATTAATTCGGGATTTTGACGCATGATGTCATCCATGCCAGGCATTGCAGACTTGAACATAGTATTGGTCATGTGAACCATAATTGCTGAACCGCCAAGTTGGAATAGCAACTTTAGTTCAGGCGCCATCTTTGCCTTACTTTGATACTTCTCGTGAAGTTCTGCAAATATTTCGTCGTAATCATCAATATTTTCATTCACTTGCTCTCCCCAACCATCGAGCTTTACATCAAATGGATCGAAGCGATTATTGAGAAACTCAATACCAGTAATAGCTGCCATGAGCATCTTTCCTTGAAACTTCACGCTGTTTGATTTTTCTTTTTCAGAGATAATCATCTCATATTCACCTTTCATTTCTTGCAAGTTTGACTCCATTGAATATTTTTTTGTTAGTTTAACTCCCTTCGCTTCTAGTGATTCTAATTTTCGAAGAACGGAGAACTTTTCCTTCAACATCTCTTCTGGAGATAGACGAGGATTCATTGATACTGGTTTATCTGGATTTATTGGAATATTACCAAACTTTTTGAACCCATCATCTGTTTGCACTTTTGATGCAGTAGATTTTCCTAAATTAATAGGTCCTCCTAGAGTGATTGAATCGCTACTATTATCTCTTCCATCAGAAAGAGAATCTTTCCCGGCAAACGAAAGTTTAATGTCACCTCCGCCCAAAGCATCTTTAAACAAACCTGATTTAGATTGCACTTTGATGCCTCTAGATGAACCTGGTGCAGAATTGACATCTTCTGCAAGACCATTAAGTTCAGCTTCAAGATCATTGAGATCTCCTAAATCAATATCTGTTCCTTCCGCCTTTTTCCCTCCACTTTTCTTTTTATCATTCATTAAAAGTTCTACTCCACTTCCGAAATTAACTGATCGAGTCGCTCCTCCTCTCATAGAGGGCTCGCTAATACTAATATTATCCGACCCACCCGAGCTTCCATCAGAACCAACCTTATTCAAAGATATTACAGGTACTTCCTGTAGATCACCGATTTCTATAACTTGTGCCATGTGTTGTAAACTAAATAGATCATTTTAAGCTTATGACAACGCATATTAATTTGAGGATGAATGACGAATGAACCATAACCCCTGGAGGTAAGAATCAGCTAGATCATCTTTCTTTTTATGAGACGCAAACATAATATTCCATGAATTGATCTGTTCTGTCTTAAGTAGGTCTAACATTACTGCTATTCCTGATGATTTTCTCTCTTTATAACTCTTTTTGGGGACATCAAAGTGCTTTAACTTATTAGATGAGGATATGAAATGTATGTCATTTACTCCTTTCTCAATAAAAAATTGTGTTATCATTCCTTGAATGCATTTCATACGATTGGCAATAGGACTGATCTGATTTTCAATCAAAACTGTATCAATCTCTCCTATATTAATTTCATTTGGTAATCGTTTGCTAATTGCCTTGCCAATATCGATTAAATCTATATTTGAAGCCGATACTGCTTTGTCTAGTTTTGTTATGCAGTTGAGGTAAGTATGTTCTATTAAGTGAGCTTCAGATGTATTTTCTAGAGAGAAATGTGATATTAATTCAGCTATCCATTTTTTAGCAACACGTTTGCTCTTTTTAATCTTATAATATATTTCTGGTGCAATATCAATACCACAGGTCTTTGCATGTGTTCCGCAATAAAAATTATTACCACCATGCGTGAAACTCGCATTTTTTCCACATGTCTTTTTCTTCATTGCTTGACAACATTTTGGTTTTTCAGTATCAGTCGATAAGTCTAACACATCCCATTTAATAATCCCTTCTGTATCTTTACACAATACACAATAAGAGAGATTCTTGATTCCAACATCAATACTAATTATCATTTATTATGAATGATAATTAGTTTTTAAACTAAATAATTAGTTGTAGTTTTGGTAGCCTTTTGAAATTAATTGTTCTTGAGTAAGAACAGGTGTGTACATTCTACATTGCAATTCGTATTTTGAAAGATATAGACTTTTAAGATCACTATTTTCATATCCAAATGGCTGGCTTTTATCACTACATGATTGAAAGATGTAAGGAGATGATGCAGAACCTTCTTCTTTTACCCCATAGCGCGCAGGACAGGCACAACATTGGTCACATGCGGCCATTTGGTTATGCTTGATAATTGAATCAGCATTTTGTACCATATATTTTCTATATTGCCAATTAGTCTTAATGTTTTCTTGTTTTCTGATATCGTTGCTCACTTGTGCACCAGGCTGCCAAGTAGCATAGTTTCTCCCATCCATCATAATAGGAGGGAAATCAAAATGGATATTATTAGATCCGGACATGCAGGTTCCCCAATTCATATTACAATATAGCTATATTATTTATTGGCTTCTAGTGCAGCAACAAGTTCTGCTTTCTTCATTTTACTCGCATTTTTGATACCTTTCTTAGCAGCGATTTCCTTGAGATTTTTAACCTTTAGCTTTGAGAAATCTGCAACAAGTGTTTCTTGTTTAGAATCGAGTGTTATTCCATCATCCTCATCCTCATCATCATCACCTAAACTTGATCCTAAACTAGAACTCACCGAATCGAGATCTTCTACTTCACTAAGTTTAATAATTTTAGGTTCTACACTATTCAATGGCTCTTCTTTAATCTCAACGGGAGTAAGATTATCTGATTTATCATCCTCATCGTCACCATCATCTAAAAGTTCAATTACATTAGGATTAGGATCGACTGGTCCAGGTCCTGTCATATCAATTATCATGCTACCAAGCATCGCATGAGGATGTGTAGTTACATGTACATTTAATAGCTCGTGATCAAGAGATTCTAATTCATTGCTATCAACTTCTTCATCATCGGAATCTAATTCAGACCCTGATTCAGACTCTAATTCAGATTCGTCATCACTGTCTTCCATAGTCTCTTCTATAGTATTTTCATCGGCACCGAAATCATTCTCTGAAACGGGTACTTTATCATGCGGAATGACATTACTATAATAGTTCTTTGCTGCCTGAACAGCTTCAATTGTGGCACCATTGCCTTCCATTTCTTGGTTTTGCATTGCTCTATTCTCCATGTGAGTTGCTTTCACATTTTGAATAAAGTCTGCAAGTACTTGATTTTGTCTTACTAACGCCTTTTCTAAACTAGCAACACGTGTATTAAAGTAATACACAACTGCGCCAATCAATAAAAGAGATACACTGATTGCGATAATAAATCCACTACCTTCAAGGCCGAACATGTTCATTTCTAAAAGACAGCCATACTTTTTATGTGAATACCAAACGAATAACTATATTTTTAAAGTTTTGATTATTTTGCTGCTATCGTCAACAATGTGTTCTGGATACCCTAGATCCCTTAAGACCTTAATACCACCTTTTACTTTTGAAATGCCATTTATGACTTTATATGTATACTGAAAATCATTGTCTTTTGTTACAACCTGCATCTGCATATTTTTAACATTATCAAGTTTGTCTAGTTTTTTACATAAATCTAAAAAGTGGGTTGTCAATAAGAAAGATACATTTTTCAATGAACAAATGTGTTTTAGATAAGCACTAGCAGCACTGATTGCTTCGTATGGATTTGTGCCTGAGAATAATTCGTCAAATACACATAGAACATTATCATCTGGATTTTCTGATATAGACGACAAAATATGCTTACATCTAGTTGCCTCCGCTTGAAACAAGCTATCTCTTCCGGAAGTATCTGGTATATTTATATAACTATGTATCTGATCATATGGGTTTATCTTACAAGTATCATAGAATCCACACCCAAATTGTTGACTTAATAGAACATTTATAATAACAGACTTCACCATAGTTGTTTTACCGGCTGCATTTGGACCAGTTACAATGTTGTTATCAGTACAATTAATATCATTCTTAACAGCATCGTCTTTTAAATGTGGATAATATACACCCTTCATTTTGGTAGTTTTATTTATTTTACAAAGATTCATGTCGCCTGATGTAATTTTTGTTTGCATACATCTGATCGAATCTATATACGAATTATATCTCAGACAGTATTCTAATATTGCTTTGTATTCAGAATCCATATTAATCATATAGAATGCTTTTACAGCTTTTCCTACATCTATAATTTTTGAGATGGTGAATCCACATGAAGAAATATTTTGCAATTGTTCTACAATTTTATCACATCTCTCTTTCACAATAAGACAGTTTTGGTTGAATGGGTCGTGTAATTTTAGATCATCCCATTCGGTTGTTGTGAATTGTAGAGATAAACTTGTTTCTCTCAAATAATCTCTGTACGTGAATATCATTTCATGTAAATGTCGCATGTTTTTGATAAACTTGATGCATGATTGAAAATTAAAATACACTTGAACTAAATAAATACCAAGAGAGATAAGGATCATGACTCTTTTGTCCCAAGATGCACTTCCTATTGAAAATATTTGACCGATGCTGTGGTTTTTCAGTACGATTTTTAAATATTCACAATAAGATTCCCATGTTACTTCATGACCCTGTAATCTAATAAGGAAAAATGGGATAATTAACATAAATATAGGTAAAGCTAGTGTCAAAATTGGGGATGTAATATTATAAAGACTAAGGTATTGCATAGCTTGTGCATTTTTGTTTAAGAATTGAAGTTTATCCCATTCGATGTAGTTATATTTTTCTAGAAACTCTTCTTGATACTCTTCATCAGTAATATCATTCCTAGTTTTCATAGCATCATTGTATTTATAGGTTTCAGGTAGTTCTCTTTTCAAGACAAGTTGCATTTCTTTTATAAAGTCGGTGTCTGCCGTGTACCATTTTGAAAATTGATTAAGATTAAGTTTTCTAAAATCATCATCAGAATCAAGTATTTTTTCATACAAGGGATTTTCTCCTTGTGAAAGTTCAAGATCAGTGATAACATTATCACTAATTTCTCTTTTTTTATCGGTCAGACCAATTGGAATAATGAACTTTGGTATTGATGTCATCTAGTTAGATTACAAGATATTATACTGATGAAATTAACTTGTAATCATTTGTTTTTTATAGTTAAACAAGGGTTTGTTCCCAGTTTAGTGGCATCTCAGTAATCTGAGTTGAATAATGCTGCTCAATCTCCTTAAGCTTACGCGAGTCTCGGCGTGTGATAAAATTAATGCCTACACCTTTGCGTCCCCATCGACCGCTTCTGCCGATTCTATGAAGATATGTGTGTACACATTTGGGAAGATCAAAATTAATCACAGTACTAACTTGCTGTACATCAATTCCTCGAGCGGTTACATTTGATGAAATAAGAACTCTCTGTGTTCCAGCACGGAACTCTTTGTAACTCTTAGATCTATCCTCTTTTTCCATCCCGCTATGAATCTGTGCAACTGGATAGTTATCTGCGGTCATCGCATCATAAAGATCTTGTACACGCCTAACACTATTACAATAAATGATACATTGGGCCATGCTTAGGGAGGAAAAGATATCTTTCAAACACTCGTACTTCTGTTCATCGCTATCAAGACCAACATAGTACTGAGAAATACCCTCAAGTGTAAGTTGTTCGGCTTTCACCAATACCTTAACTGGGTTACGCATAAACTTTTCAGTTAGTGACATAAGATCGTGCGGAAGAGTAGCAGTAAAAAGTCCAACCTGAATCTCAGAAGGCATAAACTGGAAAATGTTATAGATTTGCTCCTTGAAACCAGAAGAGAGCATTTCGTCTGCTTCATCTAGAATAATGAGACGTAGAGTATTAGGATGTAGTTTTTTCCGACGAAGCATATCGTATACTCGTCCAGGACATCCGACAACTACAGATGGCTTATTTTCAACAAGACCTTTAATGGTCTCATCTGTGGATGTACCTCCGACAAGCAATTGGGATTTAAATCCCTTTACAAAGGTTCCGATGCCATCGATAACATTTTTTGTCTGCATAGAAAGTTCTCGTGTTGGAGACAAGATCAAAGCTTGAACACCTGGCTTACTTGGATCAATTCGTGCAAGTGTACCGACCGTAAAGCAGCCGGTTTTACCTGTCCCGGATTGTGCTTGTGCGATTACATCACGTTTATTAAGCATTGGTTTAATACCTTTTTTTTGGATTGGACTTGGGTTTTCAAATCCATATGAGTAAATACCTCTGAGAACTTCAGGGTTCATCTCTAAATCATTCCATTCTTCGATTGGATGATTTTCATTTACTACAATATTATCGTTTTCGTCTTCACTTGTTTTTGGTGTTGTTGATGGCATAGTATCTGTCATATTCGTAATGTTAGTACGCAACACTATTTAAGTTCATTATGCACTAGTTGTTTTATGTATTCTTTAAAAATTGATTTAGAAACCACATTGATATGTTATACCAGAAGACAATGACAGCTATGGTACAAACATATACACTCGATGACTTTCAGAATATTATGGACGATGGAATGAATATTACTCTTGATCCTGCCACGATTGCAATTATTCAGCAAATTGCAGATCAAGTTGGAGCACCAGAATATGTAAGAACTCCACAGTTTGTTAGAAAGGATCGAGGTGATGGCTCGTCTAGAACTAGTAGACCACGCAATCGAAATAAAAAGAAAGCAATTGAATTAAGTGATTCAGACTGGCAAGCAATCCGTTCGTTTGAAGCAACTCAGCGAGAGAAAAAGGAAGGTATTGATGCATCCATGGACATGATTCGTAAAACGATTAATAAAATGACTGACAAAACATACGACGCATTGATTGGAGGATTGCACGAAGAGTTTGAAAAAGTTGCTGATGGTAGCGAAGAAGACCTTACTAAGTTGAGTTCTACTGTATTCACTCTTGTAAGTGAAACCGGATTCTATTCTGAAATGCTCGCTTCACTTTACGTTGAGTTAGTAGAGAAGTATGAATATTTGAGAAAAGATTTGGTTATTTGCGTAGATAGTTACCAAGATTGGTGCTTCAATGTGAATTATGTAAGCCCTGATGATGATTATGATGGATTCTGTCGCAATAATAAAGAAAATACACGAAGAAAGTCCGTCTCCAAGTTCTTGGTTAATATTGCGCGCTCTCCACTAATTGAAAAGGATCAAATTATGACCTTCCTATTAAACAATCACCAAATGCTGGTTGATAATATTGATATTGGAGATAAGAAAGAAATGCTTGATGAGTTATCAGAGCTCGTATCTATCCTAAGCATTGAAGGCAAGGATTATCTTAGTGATATGGATAAATGGGATGATCTACAGACATCAATCGGGCAGATTTCAAAGTTGAAGTCAAAGAATCACGCGGGTCTATCAAATAAGACGGTATTCAAATATATGGATATAATTGATGTTATTGGTTAGGTTAACATTCAAAGTGCTTAAAACTAATTATTAATTACATAAAAAATGGAACATTTTCTTTATGTAATTCAAGAAAAAGAGGGATCAAGCGAAATATGTAGCCCTGAAATCATAAATAATTTATATATGAATGACGTAAATGATCAAGTATCTCATTGTAGCGAACAGGCTGCGATTGAATTAGATTATGATTTAAATAACACAGTCCCGTCACTCAATAAAATTATGGAATATTACAATATCCCAACGAGAATAGAAAAAAAAGAACTACGGAAAAATAATAAGATTAAACGAATCGTCGAGTTTGAACTGAATTGTGATAATGAAGAGATAGTTAAGAAAAGGAAACGTTACTGGGAATATATTACTGAATTAAAGGAGGATAACTATTTTAAGAAGCACATAATAATTGACTTGTAAATTAGTTAGATGTAAAATTATATCATGAGATTATATACTCTGATGGTACAATCTAAACTCAACTCTACCGTTAATTATCCGGAGATTAATTCATTAGATACTGAAGATAAGAACCACGATGCGGATCTTTATGCGCTTAACATAAAAGGAGTGGATTGTATAATTGCTCTTGGTTTACCAAAGTTTTCTTTTATTGAGAAGGAAATTGTTTATTATCCTGTATACGTCATAAAAGATGAACGGGTTGATGCTCAAATTGGTGTTTATGAAATTACTAGTATTCAACAACCAGCAGTTCTTGATGAAGATGGTGACGTAGATATTTCTAAAATCGGTCCACTTCTTTTGTACTCATATATTGATTCAAAATACTTAGTTGAAAAAACTACACCAACTAAAGAAACATCACCAGAAATTGTTGCAAAAAAAGATGATCAACCCGAAGATGACTCATCTGATGATGATGATGATGACGAAGAGGCAGAAGACAAACAACAAGACGAAGAAGATGAAGACGAAGATTTAGCACATTCGCCTCTTAAGAGCCAGGATTCAAAACAGGCAGATGTTGAAAGAATGGCATATAAGAAAACATCTGGTGAAGATTGGATTGAAACATTTATGCATAATAAAAACTTTGGGATAATAGATAATGAAGGCGGAGGAGACTGTCTTTTTGCATCAATCCGCGACGGATTAGCACGTGCAGGAATAACAATTACTGTACAAGAATTGCGCGAAAAACTGGCAAATGAAGCAACCGAAGAAGTTTTTCAAGGTTACAGAAATATGTACGAGATGTTTGATGGTGAATTAGAAAATGTTGACAGAGAAATTAAATTATTAACTAAACAGTTCAAAGAGCTTACCACTCGTGGAAAGAAAACGAAAGAACGAGATACACTTAAACAAATAACCGAACAAGCCAAAACAATTAAAGATAATCATGAATTGGCAAAAAAAGAGAAAAAACAAGCAAAGGAGGCAGTGAGTGAGTATGCATTTATGAAAAACATTGACACACTTGAAAAGTTTAAATCAATTATTAAAACCTGTAACTTTTGGGGAGAAACATGGGCAGTGTCAACACTTGAACGTGTATTAAATGTCAAGTTAATTTTATTAAGCAGAGAGGCATACAAAAGTGGTGATATAGACAATGTTATGCAATGTGGACAACTTAATGATTCTATTCTTCAGAAAGATGGTAATTTTAACCCAGATAGATACATTATATTAGAGTATCAGGGAGAGCATTATACGTTGATTACTTATAAGGGTCGAGGATCATTTACATTCGCAGAGTTACCATATGATATAAAATTGAAAATAGTTACCCGATGTATGGAAAAAGATGCAGGACCATTTTACATAATCCCTCAGTTTAGAGAGTTCATGAAGTCACTTAATATTAACATGCCAGATCCACACCAAGAACAACCTAACGCAATTAATGAAGAAATGTCTTCTCCTGGTTTGATAAGTAAAACAACAGTATTCCAATTTTATTCTAAATCATCCAATGCACCTGCACCAGGTAAAGGATCCGGTGAATCAATAAGCCCTCATGATATTATATCTTTTGCAGGATTAGGTTCTATCCCCGAATGGCGCAGAAAACTATCTAATTTTTGGGAAGCACCATTTGAATTGGATGGACATAGATGGGCATCTGTTGAGCATTACTATCAAGCATCAAAGTTCAAGGAAAATAATCCCCAATTCTATTTGACGTTTACATTAGATGGTAATCCTGAAGGTGAATTGTCTAAGGATCCCGTATTAGCTAAGGCAGCAGGTGGTAAAACTGGCAAGTTTAAAAAGAAGGAGATAAGAGATAAAGCAATTAAAATAGATCCAAACTTCTTTGGTGGTCGCCATAAAGAAGCAATGAAGAGCGCACAAATGGCAAAGTTCTCTCAAAACAAAGATCTAAAAGACCTTCTATTGGCTACAAAAGATGCCAAGCTCCAACATTTCAGCAGAGGATCTCCACCTATAGTATTTTACGGATTAATGGATGTGAGACATACTCTCTCTCAATAAATATAACCTGCTGTATAGCTGTACAGGACAATTAAAGACTACAATAACTATGCTATCAAAATAAACAAGTAATTAAAAAAATGAAATAACCTTTTTTAATTAGTTAATAAGTAATCAAATACATATAACTCTACAAATTAACATGACAAATTGGATGATTCCTCGGCACTTTTCTAAAAAGGGTGGACCGGGATTAGATGGAACTATTATGAGAAATGCATACCGTCATATAGATCTTGTCGAATCAGATCTGGGAGATGTTTGCATCGCTTACGATATTGTAAATCTTTATAATGAATTGGAGAATGAGCGAACCCTTTCAGAAACAATAACACTGAGAATACTTGCAGAAAAAGATGTTAGGCGAGTATACAAATATGGTGGACGCATCCTTCGCTCTGCAGCGAGAATCATAACGCGATTCCTTAGACGTGCTGCTATAAATTGTAATGCTAAAAAATATTGGAAAATGAAAAATTGAAACTATTCGTTCAATAATACAATGTTGTACACTACATATCATGTCTTCCGGCGAAACTAAAGAAACAACTTTATCAAACAAAATCCAGTTGCTAGTACAAGAAAAATGGAACCATGATAATGAAAAACAAAATAATATAGCTAATGTGCCAATTGATGCGATAAAGCTTGTTATATCAGGATACTCAAGTTTTTGTAATAATGGTGGGAAAGAATCTGAATTAGATGAGATATCGTGGATTTTACTTGATTTATTTGAATGGAGATGGCAAAAAGATATTGCAGAAGCATTTCCATGTTGGAACTTTACATATGGAAATGAAGGTCATTACAAGATACACCCTGTTATATGGATCAATTATAAAGAAATAGCAGAGAGAACTCTAAGACAACCAACCATAAAAACATATTATAATCTTCCGGTAGATGTGACAAAACTAACATACTGGCATATATTCGGACCAGAATCCGATGAACATCTGTGGCATATAACAAACTTTATGCCTGATATAGCAGTTGATCTTGTTGCACAAACACAACAGCATATTATGAATTGGGAATATATCAAACATGCTATCAGAATATATATCAGTAGAATACATATAGCTACCACATTTGAAATACCCGAAGTAGATTCGATAGAATCAGAGGTGTATAATATGTGGCACTTCGGCAACGATAATGCGTCTGACGGGGAATTGTTTAAATTACAAATTGATGATACCGCTCCTCAATGGCTGAGACATTTATCAATATTTATACCAGAAGACTCTATTAATATGTTAAATATTGGGATAATTGGGAAAAGATATTGGATCGTAGATAAATTATGGTCTGTTCTAACTGATAGTGAGCGCGACCAAGTTATAAATGTTCATCAAATGCTTCAAACTCGATGGACCGATCATAGTTTGAGGGCCAATTCAGTAATACAATCTTGGATGTATGAAATATTGCATGAAGCATTCTATAATTGTTTTGAATATGAAGCACCAGATCTTAGTGAAATTGATCGTGTTGCGGCTGAAACATTAATAGATTCTGACATAACGCTACCAAAATATCCACCAGATTTTATCTTTAATTGTTGAATATAAATAGATAGCTGCATATCTGGATTAATTTAAAGAAAGAACAATAATATAATCATAAATGAAGGTGTTAGTAACCGGAGGAACAGGATTACTAGGCAATGCTATTAAAAGCATATCATCCAATTATGATTATAATTTTATTTTTGTTTCTTCAAAATCAGGAGATTTAACTAGTCTGATTGATACCGAGCGTATATTTGAAGAACACAAACCAGATATGGTGATACATTTGGCCGCTTGTGTTGGAGGTTTATATAAAAATATGACTGAAGGCGCAACAATGTTTGAGAGTAATATTCTTATCAATACAAATGTGTTGAAGTGTTGTGTAAAATACAATGTTAAAAAAACACTTAGTTGTCTCTCTACTTGTATATTCCCAAATGAAACAACATATCCAATTAATGAATATATGTTACATGTAGGCCCTCCTCATGAATCTAATGAAGGATATTCTTATTCAAAAAGGATGTTAGAAGTACAAGGAAGATTGTATAGAAAACAGTATAACTTGGATTTTATAAGCGTGATACCAACAAACATCTATGGTCCGTATGACAATTACAACCTTGATGATGCACATGTAATACCTTCTCTTATTCATAAATGCTATATAGCTAAGAAAAATAATGAAGTATTTAAAGTGATGGGATCAGGGAAGCCATTGCGCCAATTTATATATTCTACAGACTTGGCAAAATTAATCATGTGGGCATTAAAAAACTATAATGAGTCTACTCCTATTATTTTATCTCCACCAGAAAGCTCGGAGGTATCTATCGAGTGTGTAGCAAGACTAATCGCCAAAAGTTTTAATTATGATGATAAAATAGTATTTCAAGAAGAGTTCTCGGATGGGCAATACAAAAAGACCGCTGACAATAGTCGTTTGATGTTAATGTGTAATTCTTTTGAGTTTACAAAAATAGAGGAAGGTATTGATATGTCAGTAAAATGGTTTATTAAAAATTATGGTAAAAACACCAGGATATAAAAAGAAAATGTGCCTTACATTTATATTACAATGAATTATGATTCTGGTTATAAAAATGCAATTGAAACTATATTAGGTTTTATGCATTCTGAAAAACATACACATTATTCAGTTGAAAATGTATCTATTTTAGAACCACTATATCTTAGTATTGTCGAAGGAATATCTTTTTCAAAAAGACAGTTTGAGACAGATCGTGTTAAAATGATAATTAACAAGGGAAGAAGAATACGATTGCCCTCTAAATCCAGATATATGTGCAACAATATATATGACCATATCATCAAACATGTAAAGTATCAGGTTGAATATAAAACCACAATTGGTTCAAGAAATCTAATAGTTAGATTTTCATTATTTGATAATAAATTAGAACTTTCAGAATTGGAATACTATTTTCAGATGATATTGTCGTGGATATATACTATTTCTCATTATTCAGAAAGTTCTTGTGGTAAAACACAAATAATAGACCTTTATTTTACCGACTTTAAAAAAGTCTTTCCAAAAAGCTCTGTTAATATCTTAGGTCATTCTAATTGCAATTCTGGATACTCAAGTGTGTGCGCAGAGACAAATGAAATAGTGATTTATCGGACCGAGGAGTGGTTTAAAGTATTAATACATGAAACATTCCATTCCTTTGGTCTAGAGCCAAATTATAATTGTGAGAGACAATTAACAAAATATATAGGTACTCTACTTCCTATTCAACCAAGTGTGCATGTAAATGAGGCGTATGTTGAAACTTGGGCAAGAATTATAAATGTAATATATAGTGCAGTAATAAATAGTGACAGTAAGCATGAGTTTTACAATATTTTACGATTTTCTCTCCAGTTAGAAGTTTTATTCTCTATTTATCAGGCTGTTAAGGTGTTAGACTTTATGAATCTAGACTATGAATCGGTTATAGATAAAACATCAGTTCAAGCGAGGATTATGTATAAGGAAAATACGCACGTTTTTGCATATTACATTTTGACAGCATCTATTATGAATAATATATTCGGATTCATTCGTTGGTGTACAAAGCATAACACTAAGTGGTTGCAGTTCTATAAATCTAATAGGACATGTAAATCATTTGAGAGATTAATAAAGGATAGTTTGTACAGTATTGAAATGAAAAATGCGTGTAAAAAGTTTAAAAATCAGGACTGGCAAAATGAAGGATTGCGTTTCTCAATTGTAGACAGCGTGAATTAGTTAGAAAATTGACATGGTTGTTTTATAACACATCAATGTCAATAACAAAGAAACATGGGTCTTCGTGGTCTTAATAGATTCCTCAGGGCTAATTGTCAAAAAAATATACGTCAAATCTCACTTTGGGAATTAAAGGGAAAGACTATTGCAGTAGATGCGAGTATTTATATGTATCGTTTTCAAGGTGATGGTGGTTTAATTGAAGGAATGTATCAAATGGTAAGTTTAATGCGACATAATGGAATTATCCCAATATTTGTATTTGATGGTATTCCACCACCAGAAAAGCGTGAGTTAATTGAAAAACGGAAGCAAGATAAGAAGGAAGCAGAGAGAAAGTTCAAAGAAATTAAAGGTCAGATAGCTGCGTCTCATGATGAGGATGATGTAGCGGATTTAGAGGCAGAAGCTGACCAGCTAAGACGTCAATTTGTAAGAATTACAGGAAATGATATAGTTGATGTTAAAAACCTACTTCATATAATGGGTATTTCGTATTACGAATCTATTGGAGAGAGTGATAATATATGCGTAAAGATGGTTCAAAAAAAGGTTGCATTTGCATGTCTAAGTGAGGATATGGATATGTTTATATATGGATGCCCGCGTGTTCTTAGATATCTTAGTCTTCTTAAATCAAGTGTGGTTATGTATCATCTTAGTGGCATATTAACTTCATTACATTTGCCTTTTGACAGTTTCAGAGACATATGTGTGCTTTCTGGAACAGATTACAATCTTCTATCGGAAGATAGTCTAGATCTTAACAAGGCATTAAAGTTATATTCAAAATACAGTAAAGCTCGTGTAAGAGATACATATATTCAATGGATTGCTAACAATAATTATATAAAAGATCTGGATGCGTTTATAAATGTGACCGAAATGTTTAATATGCAGAATGTTACGATTGATAGATGTTTGATGAATACATCGATATATGATACTACTGCTGTTAAAATGTTACTTTCCGGATATGGATTTGTATTTCCACAATAATCATTTTGTAACGATTTTTTCTTTGCAGATGATAGTTAATAACGATCTAAAAGATTTCTGACCTATGTATATAGATTAATAATGGAAAACGAAATGGTTGGTAGGATAATTAAATGTCTTGGCAAAGATAAAAAAACACGAAAAAGAAGACGAGTAACCGATGATGAATACGCAATATTATTACCAGGAGAGCACATGTTGCTGGAAAGTAGAAATTATAGAGTATCACAATTGAAAGATATGTGTCGTTATTATAAATTGCGTTTATCGGGAAATAAGGATGAAGTTACAAAAAGGGTATATAATCATCTTTATTTTTCTAAGTTCGCTATTATAATTCAGAAAAGAGTGAAGAAGTACCTATTAAACGCCTATCTAAAAGCAAAAGGTCCTGCATTTATTAAACGTAAACTATGTGTAAATGATTGTGATTTTTTCACAATGGATCCTGTGACTGAGATACCTCATGAGCAATTTATAAGTTATACCGACCTCGATAAGATGGTTTATGGATTCGATATACTTTCTCTTCATAATATGATTTCAAAAAGTAACCCTCCATATAAAAACCCGTATAATAGGAATGAACTACCTGAGTATCTAATGAATAATTGTAAAAAGATAGAGCGTATGTCATCATTTTTTGGAGAGACAAATGTAACAATAGAAGAGGAGGAGGTTGTTGATGAAACTAAACTTTTAGAATTACGATTATTAACATTATTTCAAGAAATTAATGAGCTTGGGAATTATGCAGATCATAATTGGCTTTGGTCATTACCAAGAGTGCAATTGATTAGATATATAGCACAATTATATGATATATGGGCATACAGGGCAAATCTAACAAATGAGGTTAAACAACAGATTTGTCCCCCAACTGGTAATCCATTTATAGGTGTTCCTGTTCATGCTTTGCCTACTTTAGATAGAAATAGATTAATGCAATCTGCGATATCAATTATACAATCGATGGTTCTTCGGTCTACAGATATACCAACGAGAGCTTTAGGAGCAAATTACGTGTTAAGTGCATTAACTATTGTTAATGAAAGTGCTGCAATGAGTCTTCCGTGGCTATATCAGGCTGTGGCGTTAAGTTAAGGAGAGTTTGAGATATTTGACTGGGGTTCTCGTGTGATAATATATTATAATGCGTTAAATCGCTTAAATAGAACTCTTAAGGTAGTGTATAAGAAATGCCCAGAGCTACTAAGAAAACCGAGACCCCCAGCGCTAAGACCGCTACCACTACTAAGGCTAAGGCCGCCCCCAAGACTGCTGCTGCTAAGAGCACCAAGTCTGCCAAGACCAAGACCGTTGAGGTTGTGCCTGAGAAGGTAGTCGAGGCTCCTGCTACCGAGAACACTGTCGTTGAGGTAGCACCTGAGGCTGCTATTGCTGGCGAGTTCACCACTATCCTTGCTTCTATTCAGACTGTTGTTTCGCAGATCAGCGACCTCAAGAAGGCTCTTCGCGTTCTCGAGAAGAAGGCTGTTCGTGAGATCAAGACTGCCAACAAGGCAAACAAGAAGAAGCAGCGTTCCAAGGGTAACCGTCAGCCATCCGGATTTGTCAAGCCCACTCAGATTTCCAACGAGCTTGCTGCTTTCCTTGGCAAGGCTACCGGAACTGAGATGGCCCGCACTGAGGTGACCAAGGAGATTAACGCTTACATTCGCGCTAACAAGCTCCAGGACCCTGACAATGGCCGTATCATTATGGCTGATTCTAAGCTTCAGACTCTTCTAAACCTCAAGAAGGGTGACGAGCTTACCTACTTTAACCTTCAGAAGTACATGAGTCCTCACTTTGCCAAGGCCGGTGCCAAGATCGCATCTGTCTCTGCCTAAGCGCCTGACTATATGGATTATTGAATCAACTTCACAAATATAATAAAAAAAAATAACATAGATATTTTTTTATTATATCGAATACAATATGGAAAGCGAAAATCATAATTTATGTGTGAATATGGATTGTGAAAGATATCCACCTGACTGGGATTTTGAAGAAGATACCGAAGATACTTATCAACAAGGCCAGTGGAAAAAATGTTGCTTATGTGATGGATATTTTGATGATGATGGAATGGGAGATATTTTATATGTACAAGAAGAGCCAAATAATCAAGA